GCCGAGCGCCCCCATCATTACCTCGATCACCTGGCTGCCATCGCCAACATTTCCGTTCCTTTTTAAATGGAAACTACCCGGACTGAATGCGCTAAATGTGTCGTTCACAGCTCCCGACTGTCCGGAGTAGATCCCTGCCGCATTCACCGACCATTGCCCTATTTTACTGTTGCCCGCAACCGTTAGATTATTGGCCGTGATCAGGCCGGTCGCCGTCACGTTCTTTGCAAAAATCTCCGTCACGTTGATAAGGTCGGTTTTGATAAAGGCGACCCCGTTCACGGTTGCGATGATGGTCTGTCCGGCCGGAAGCGCGCCAATTTTAGAATTTGTATCGGCAATGGCCGCTGATCTTGCCGCGTCCGCCTTTGTTGTTGCGTCAACAGACACATCCACAAAGGAGGGAGACCATGCGGTAGCCTTGTTGCCTTTTTCGAGCTTAACGGCCCTTATCCGGATTGTTGTCCCGGCATTGGTCGCGATAAGGATCTGCGGAGAGGTTTTCTTTGCGGGAATACGAAAAGTTAGCGATTGCCTGCTCCAACTGGATGCATTAACAGGAAGCCCGCTCTTATCTGTAAACTTCACATTACCGTCCGGACTGAGGATATGCAGGTAATTCAGAGCTGAAGTATCGGACGCCCCCCAATCAAAACTGAGGGTGTAGTCTGTGTTCGCCTCGATGTCTTCCGTTAATGGTAGACTGAACCCGTAAGATGCCTGGCTTTTCCGTACAATCAGGTAGTTCGGTATAGCATTCACAACGGATATCGAGGTGCCGGCCCATGCTGTCGGTGCTTTATCGAATCCGGTGCCGAGGGCAAGGTTCATCACCCCGACGGCAATATTGCTGATAGCTGCATTCAGTGCTGCCGTAGTTGCTCCACCACCTCCGATAACTACAGCATCTGCTTTTATGAGCCCTGTATCGATGAAACCACCCACGATAATGGTTTTATTTCCTATACGCGTATTGGCCAGTAACGCTGCCGTCTGCGCATCCAGCCCCAGCTGCTTTGCTGCGAAGAGTTCCGCCTGTATCTCCAGCGGACTGGGTGTCCATCCCGTGGCCTTGTTGCCCTCCTCCAGTTTGATGTCCCGTATGATAAACGTCTGGGCAAGGGCGCCTGCGGAATAGACGACTATATAGGGTTTGGGCGTGGATGTGGTTACACTGATACGCTGCCATCCCGAAGTAGCACTTATATTGAATGTTTTCTGTGTCCCCTGGTCCCAGCCGATATATAAGCTTGATGCTCCGGAAATGGATTTCACATCTACCGACAGGGTATACTGGGTATCCGGCCTGTAGGTAACGGCGGTGCTCAGGTTCCTGTATATGCCCCGTCCGCTGACACTGCTTGCTACCTGGATAACATTGCGTCCCCCGTCCTGTACCAGGGTAACCCCGCCGACATTGACGCTCCATCCGGTCAGCGCATCCAGCGAACTGCGGTCAGGTATCAGGTTCACCGCGCCTATGGCGATATTGTTCACCAGTTGCTGCGCATAATCCTGCGTGGCCGCATTGCCGCCCTGCACATTGATCACCCCCGAAACGTTGACATTTTCAAAGTAGCCCTTATTGGTCCATATCCCGTAACCGGACAGCGCACCCCATACCGGACTTACAATGCCGTCCAGTTTACCCAGTCTCACCTTTGTTTTATCCACCAGACTGGCCGATGTTACCCCGTCAATGACATCAATGTAAGGGGCGCCGTTGTCCGAGGCAGTCAGGTAAATAGCGCCCTGTCTGGCAGTATTGGTTGTGCTGCCCATCCTGACCACATCATCGCCCGCTTCCGGAACACCACCACCGTCCAGTTTCACGAGTGTAAAGGTGCCGGTGCCAATGGCGGTCACACGAGCTACATAATATTTTACATTCCGTCCCGTCCACCGCTGGCACCTCAGGATATCATTCACCAGGAAAGGTACACCTACCTTATTGCCGTCCGTGTCAATGGTGCAGTTGTAATTTGTGCCACTAACAGTAACCCCGAATATCTTAATGGCATCGCTCACCCACACGCTGCCATTGGTCGCCCTGATCTGATTAATTACGAGTTCGTAGACGTTCATCTCCTTGCGCACGGTAAGTTTGTCGAAAGTGGCGTGAACATCTCCGTTTTCTGCGACGACACGCCAGCCGTGACCAGAAAAGCCACTCACAAAGGCTGGTGAACCCGTTCCGGCAAAGCGCGGTGAATCACCCGTTCTTAATGGCTGGTTAATAAAATCGGCAAACTGGTGCCCGTCCCACATGTCAGAATCGGTAGCATAATCGGCAAACCCCGCCTTGATCTTATCAGCACCGAGGTAAAGGTAGCCATTGCTTTCGCTCAGCCTGTTCAGGAAAAGGAATTTACGCATGTACTCCGGATCGAGCAGCCCAGCCGTCTGTATCGCATATAATATACGCTCCTGTTGCGCGTATTGCCTTGCTATCTCATTCGGGCTTATCGTGTCTGCAAGATCGAACGAGCTGTAACGTGCATCTTCCTGTAAGTCCCTGCTGTAACCCACGATACGGGTCTCTTTATCAATTCCCCGTGGATCGTCCTTTATTTTCACTCTGTACCCCAACTGGAAACTGGGATTGTTCTCCTTCACCCATATAGGCGAAAGGCTTCCGCTGTAAACGTAATTATCGCCCTTGTTATCGTCAAGGTATTGTTGAGCCGCTTCGAGCAGTTTCTTCTCGTTATCCGTTACATAAGAGCCGGGCATTTTGACCCCAAGTAATACATACTTATCGCCCACGCGGGCAACAAATCCCTTGTCTGCATCGGGGATACCGCCGGGGTAGGCCGGATCGTCCGTTATCCTTTCGATCCTGATCGTTTTTGAAGCAGCGTTGAACGATATAATTTTGAACTCGAATGACGCAAGTTGTCCGGAAACAAAAGAGATCCTTTCTTTGCCTGTAAGCGGGTTGATATCGAAATCAATGCCCGAATCTATAAAGGTTATAGCATCGCTCCCCAATCCTGTAAGGGTACCCGTGCGGCTCGGGAATATGTTGTCAAAATGAACGGTGTGTTCTATTACTTCATCGCCCGGTTGGATGTCCTGTAGAAATGGCCTGTTGGCAATAGGAAGCTGCAACCTTGAATAGCCGTAGCCTTCCGGTAGATTGTTGCTTCCCCCTTCCACATATAGCCTGTTGAAAGAATTGTTTTCTGACCTGACCCTATCCAGTACATACAGTCCATTGCCTTTACCGGGCGAAAGTGATATCCCGCTGTCGGCCTCCCTTTTCTGCAAGTGGATGGTTTTATTGTCTACCCAAAATTCGGTTTCGAACTGCTGCGCAAGGTCATGCAATACGGCCAGTAACGATTGGTTGACATAAGTGAACTGCCTAGCGTCCGTTTCATCGACCACACCCATTGTCCAACCCGAATCGGCACGATTTGCGTTGCGGACAACAAGATCCATAATTGTTGCCGCCGTTCCTGTTATATAGACTTCGCTTATGGTAAGCTGGTTATTGGCACTAAGCCCTTTGAACTGCCATTTGGCAAGGTCATAATACAGCGCCTCAAATTCCAGCTCGTACTGATAACCGAACTTGTCACCCTCGAACGCATCTTTGGACGGGGGTCGGTTAAGTTTATACGTCTGCCCGTATACTGTAACGGTATCGCCCCTCTTGAAAGTAATGGGGGTGGGAAGGCTAAACGACATGCTGACCCTATCATAGGACATAATACTGCGCTCCTGAGTTCCTGCTGCCCTGATTGCGGCAACAACCGTACTTCCTCTCTTTATCTCGTATATCATGGTATCGGTAAATATTCTGTAGGGTAATCGTTAAAAAGCTGCAACACACCTTCGGCTGCCAGCTGGTTACTCCCTTTAATCCTTGTAAGCGTTTTGAAATTGGTCATATCGGCAAAGCTCACTCTGAACCTCCTGTTAAGGTCTTCAATATCGAGGTTGAACAGCCCCGATGTTATCAGGAAGTCCCGAAGGGCATTGTACCGTGTCCAGAAAGTTGCTTCACTGCCGGCCATTATCAGGATGGGAAGGCTATAAGTAATGGTTTCGTACCTGACCGCTCCAAGGTACCGTTCGGTACCGTTCTCACCTGCCCAGTTTACCGTAAGTCCTTCTTTCCGTTTGGGGAATTTGAGCAGCTCGCTGTAGGTGCCGGGTCTGAACACAATACCGTAAGCGGTGTTCACATCGGTGCCGTTGAATTTATAATAGCCCATTATAATCCTGCGCCCCTCCTTGCTGCGTCCGCATTTGATATCTTGTTGTTAAGGGCCACTATTGCTGTTTCAATGTTCGCCAATCTTGATAGGTGCTGTGTGTTCTCTGCTGTCCTGAATGTGTTTCTTTCAATCTGCAAGGCTGTGTTAATATTATTAAAGGCATACATCTCTTGCTTCCGAATAGATTCAAACTGTTGCATGGTAATTTCTACTAATTGTAATTGAGCCAATCGTAAGCCTCCAAATTCGGCTTCCAATCTGTTTGCTGTTGTTTCGGTTATACCTTGAATGCCGCTGCTTATACCGCCAGAACTCCCACCGTCCGTAAGGTCTATTCCTACTTTTTCTAATTCTTCAAATTGCTTTTGAGCGTTTTCTATTATTTGTTGGTATTCTTCACGGAGCTTATTGACTTCATTTTTGCTCAATCCTCCCTCACTCGCCTCGGCAAAATCTTTGTAGAATTTCTGCAACTCTTTCTGTAGTAAATCCTGTTTGAAAGTATTAAGTAAAGACTTTCTCATAATCGACTCGAAACTGTTGGCAAAGTCTTCCGCTGCTATAGTCCCCTTAGAAAACATATCTACGATCTCATCGGCGATGGATTCTATTGACGTTCCGGTTAATTCAGCCCTAAGCCCATTAACGGCTTCTTTATAAAGATCTGCTTGCTGTATTAAGCTCTGTATTTGTGAAGAGGTAACGTCATCAAGCAGCCCCTGATCAATTAGTTTTTGTAGCCTAAGCAACTCTTCCTCACTTTCCGCAATAGACCCAATTGTCGTCTTAAGAGGAGTGATGATTCCTTTTCTGATTAATTCCTCTTGGCTTTTTAACTGTCCGCTCCACTTTCCAGTAGCATTGAATTCCCTCAAAAACTTGTCTAACTCGGCGTCACCAGTCATTAGATATTTTGTTGAATTATTTAATGAAGAAGCGTTTTTTGAGAACTCGCTGTTAAGATCTACAATGCTTTGTTTAAATTTATCAATCCTGTCTGTGCCATAAACATCATTAACCAGCTGCAACTGTCTTTCTATTGCTTTTGTGACAGCCTCAGTTTGCTTAAGTTGAATATCTAAAGCATACTCCCTTTGTTTCGCAGCTCTCGCTTCATTTTCTGCACTAATTTTTTGAAAAATCCCTGCTATTCCTGATATTATACCAGCACCCGCACCCAACAGACCAAGTCCGCCTGATAGAATCCCTAAACCATCCTTCGCTAAGCCAGAACTCTTAATCTTCTCCAGCGCACTATAAATATTTCCAACGCCTCCAATAATACCGGATACCGTATTAAGCATTTGACCAAATCCTTCATTTACACCGCCCACCTCGGATGATATTGATTGCAAACTACTTGCAACATCCTTCAATCCATCAGGCAATCTTTTATCTACAGAACTGGTTGCAGTAGACAAATCTCTTCTGATCTGTTTTGCAAGTTTTGAACTTATCTTTCCATTGGAAACTAGTTCGTCAAGCTGATCCTGCGCGTGTTTTATTGCGTTTCGGGCAGATTCTTCTGCCATGTAATCTAGATCCTCATACAGCGTTTTAAACACTTCCAGTTTTTGCGCTGCCTCGTCATTTACTGCATCGATAGCTTCTTTTCTTGAAGCTTCAAGCACTGCTCTTTGTTCGGTAGAAATGCTTGCGCCCAATTCTTTCAACGCTTGCTGATGATCTCTCTCAATCTGTTCTATTTTATGTGACTGAGTTAAGGCTGCTTTATAGGTCTCGACGTACATAGCGGCCCGATTCTTAAAATCTTCTTCTTGCGCATTTTTTCTTATCTCTATAAGCTTCTTTAAACGATCCTGTTCAGATCCTGTCAAATCTCTAGTGCCTGTAATTTGGTACATAGAGTTTATTTCGCTCGTCAATTTTTCAGAGTATGACTTAAAACCATCTAGTTCAGTGGAGTACCTCTCTTTAGCTGCCTTTTCTCCAAATTGTTTTTTAAAATCTTCAAAGTTGGCAAACGCCGCCTTCTGCTCTTCAAGTGCTTTTAAATATTTTTCAGTATCCTGTCTATATGTCAGATCGGAGATAGCCCCTTTTTCAGCTGCCGCAAGCCCACTTACATCTACTTTAAGACCTTTATTTCTACTATCTTTATAGAAATTATCTACAGTTTCTTTTATTTTAGCATACTTGTCCTTTATTGATTGAACTTCCTCTTCATCCCTAGATAATTGTTCTCTAGTTGATTTTTTGTTTAATTCATCAATTTTTGATTGTAAATCGTTGCGCCTTTTAATAGCGGTTTCAAACTCATTTACCCTCCTAGAGGAAGTGGTATCTTCACCTAACGCTTCTTTAAGTTCCTTTCTTAATGCTTTTAGTTTAATTACATTATTTTTCAGTTCTTTACTCCCTACATCTAACTTCTTATTTGCGGCTTCCAAGTCTTTTATTTCTTGTTTTATCACCTCAGTTGTCCTTGTAGTATCTGAGTCAAGGTCAGACAAAGTGCCGTCTCCAATAATTTCCGAAGTAGTTTTTGTTCGTACTTTTTCAATGTTGTCCAAAAACTTCTTCTCTTCTTTCGTTAATGTTATCCCTGAATCTCTTAATATTTTTATCCGGTCATATATCTCACTACGCATTTCGGTTATCGCTTCTTTAGACCTCTGCATGTTAACTTTTCTTGTATTTTCTCCAGACCCGAAGTCCATTATTACGTCAAGAATATCTCTACCTTTGTTAACCCGCTCTTTAAAATCCTCTTGCTCTTCAATTGCTAGTTTTAGTGCTCCGTTATATTCCTTTAGTTCACCTCTAACTTTATTGGCAAGATCCTTATTCTTAAAATCCAATAGCTCTCTTTGTGCTTCTGTAAGCTCTTTTATCTTATCCTTATTTATATCGATAGCTACACCAAATTCGTTGTATCTGGTAACGGCTTCGGGAATCAGATCGGCTATTTGTTGGATTACAGTTTTTAGTTTTTCCTGTTCGTCTTTGTTAAGGTTTGTTCGTCCTTTAAGTTCATTATACGTGACAAGCAAAGGATTAATTACTTGATTCGTGGAATCAAACTGATGTTTAAGGCTTTCGTATTCTGCATGTAGTTTTTGAGCTTCGCTACGATTATCGGTCATTGAATTAAGAAGCTCCGCGAGTCGTCTCGAAAGTTTTGAATCGGTGAAAAAATTAGCTATAGAGTTTGTTATTTTGTCAAAACTGGCCGCCAAACTATTGTTAGCTAGTTCGAAATTACGAGACACACTTGTTGCTTCGGCGTACGATTTAGTAGCTATATCTACTTTATCAGCTAGCAATTTATTATTCGCGGCTAGAATTTTGACTGCATTAGAAACTTTACCAGTTCTGATACCCACAGTGTTTAACCTATCTGCTAGCTCGGTCTGAGTAGCATTCCCGGAAACAAGACCTTTAAAAAATAGATCTAACGCGGCCTTAGTATCATTGTTTATCAAGTCGGTAAATTTCTCTAATGTTAGATTTGCGTCTTCTAATTGAGCTATGGCAAAATACTTTTCTCTTTTTATACTCAAGTCATTAACAACTCTTGTTAAGGCTAATCCAGCAGACGATGCTATTTGACCAGCACCGCCTAGTACAGCGCCGTACGCCTCTATTACAGGTAGTGACAGTTTAGCTGTTGCAGCCGTACCGGCTAATCCTAAAGTAAAATCCTGTAAGTATTTTACGGTTACCGGACCAGAATGCGCTAGCTCCAACTGCGAGCTTGCCACTTTGTTCATAGCCTCGGCCAGTGTGACGCCTTCCCTTTCTGCTATCTTATACACTATCGAAATCTTACCTAAACTTTCAGCAACAGCCTTAGACCCTCCAGGTAGTTCCTTCTTTAGTACAACCGATAGTTGATCAACAGTTGTTATAAATTCTACTAGTTCGTCTTTCTGTACACCTAGACGACCTCCTTCGAATCCTGTATCCAAAAGCCCCTCTAAAGACGTTCTTGTATTTATTTTCTTTAACTGTTCCCCTAGTAGATCAACTTCTCTAGCTCCTAGTTTAGCTGTTCTCTGAACATCTGTAAATACGTCCGATATTTCTACGTTGTGTGAAAATGCTTTTTGTAAAGCAGTCCATGCGGCAGTTAGCAGCGCCAACGGACCAAGAATTCTAATGGCACCGTTCTTAATTTTATCAAAAAATGATGATACATTTCCGCCGCTAGATTTAGTTTCACCCTCCAGCTGCTTTATTTGTTCTCTAAGTCCTTTTATTATGTTGGCAAGCCTTTGTCCAGAGGCAGAGCTACGTTCTTCATTTGAAAGTCTTCTGTAAGTTAATATTAGACGCTCTAAAGCTCCCTTCCTCTGATCTATTGATCCTTTGGAGTTAAGCATTTCTTTAGCGTTATTTCTTAGCTCTCTCGTTGCGTTAGCCTGTCTTAGTTTCTCTTCGGCTAGCATCTGGGCTAATTGCTTCTTGCTAAGAACAACCTTTTGTGTGGCTGCTGTCTGTTGTTTTGATGTAGATATGTACGATTTGGCTGAAAGGGTTAGTGTATTGTTCGCGACAGCTTGCTTAGCTGCTTCTGCATTCAATTTTGCTCTTTCTACTCTTTCTCTTTGAATGGCTGACGTGTATAATAAGCTGCCTTGCTGTCCGCGCTTATATGTGTCTATTTCTGACTGTGAATTAGACTTTAGAGCAGGCATTTTAATAGTCGCGGATTCCTTTTTTGCTGCATTTAGTTTTTGCTGTTCAAGCCTATTTCGCGCTATCTCTGTGCTTATTTGCGCCCTCTCAAGTCTTTCTTTTCTTAACGCCTCCTGAAAGGCTAATGACGCAGATCGGTCAGCAGAAACTTTCTTCTGTTTTTCTGCGGCTTTCGTCAGGGAGTCTACTTCTTTTGTGCTCTTACCTGCTTCTCCGCCCAACTGTTTGGTCTTGGAAATATACTCATCCATCGACTGCGATGCAGGCTTCATTGAGGCCCCTTTATTGATCGCCTGAATGTCTTTAAGAAAATCTCGCAGGCTCTTTTCTGCTTTTTTCTTATCGAACTCAGCCTGAAATTTTAAAGGATATCCTTTTACATCTGTTACAGCCATTCTATTTGCCTTTTAATCTCTTGAATAGGTCGGCACCTGATAGAGTCCCGTTGTTTTTTACTTCTTTATCTTTGCTGTCGTAATTAGGAATGCTCTGGTTTAGCATAACTAAATTGACGTAACTTATTTCCCATAGTACCGTGTGCCACGACATTTTCCAATACTTAATGGCACTGCCAGCTATCGCCCATGGGTTAAATGCCGGGCTATTTACTCCGTCGGCTTTCTTAGGCTCACCCCCGTCATCGAGATGATAGAATTTATGAAAACCTCTACGTTTTGGTTCTCTTTTGCCATCAACACTATTTGGCTCAATTCATTAGTTGTGAAATTATCTAGAATGAACTTTTTTAATGATTCCGGAGGCTCGGTGTCTTTGTTGTGTATTATTGAGGCTAATGCGTTAACTATATTCTCCATGTGATTTGCACATATAAAATTTGTTGCCTCAATTATGTTCATGTCGGAAGTAGCCGCCAAATCTATGGACGACACATACTTGCTGAACCTTATTTTTGTCCCCAAAGACATTGGTTTTATCTCAAACCGCCTTTTTCTACTTTTTAGCCCAAGCGACATAAGAATGCTTTCGATCTTATTCGATGGCTTCGCGTCAACCAATATTGTAAACGTGTCCTCTATTACGTTGCTAAACGCTAATTCTTCTATATTCATTCAAGGTAAGTTTAAATGAACCCCTACTAAGATCACTTACCGTTCCGTTCGGGGCTAAATTTTAGGTGGTTGGTGGCACCATAGGCTCTTCCACTTCCACGATGCTTAGCGTGTCATCGCTAGGCTTGGTAGCTGTAATGGTTAGCGTAATTGTTGCCAGTCCACTTTTTGCCAATGCGAATGTTATCAATGCCGAAACCTGTCCGCGAGGAATTACGAACTTGTAATCATCTAAAGAGGTCAATCGAACCGCCTTAACGATCTGAATTGTCTCAGTCGGAGCCTTCCATTTTTTGCCTGTTGTTCCGGTTGCTGGAACTACCGTACCGCCTTTTAAAAGGTTTAATACGTCTGCACCCACATCATACAATTGAACAGTAAATGTTAATGCGCCCGCTTGCGTTTCAATACGGCGATAAACATCACGTTGCTGTTCAATGTATATGTCTTCAAATGTGGCTTCTCCCTCTGTTAAGGAGGCAGAATCAATTTGCGCGTCCTCCAGCTCTACCCATGCTGTTGGTAATCCTGTTGCTGGAACGTCGGCAATCTCTATTTTCTTTAAGCCTAAGCTCGATTTTTCTACTGCCATGATTTTATTGTTTTAAATTTTTTGCTTTTACGTCTAATCTTATGTTGATGTAGCTTGAGACATCTCCGAAGAATGGAATAGATTGTTGAAACCAGAAGTAAACATGTCGACCTATATGCTCCTTTAGGATAGGTATTGCTAAATCAGATAGTTGTTTTAACCGTTCTTCGTCTGGTTGATCCTTCAAGATAACCGTCTTTCCGTCTAGCACCATCTGATAGTCAGGATTAGGAACATGTATGTTTACATTTACTACCCCTTCCTGTAACTGATTGCCATTCATTCCCAAAGTATTTATAACGATGTCTTCTTTCTCGGGATCTGTTTTACCTCTTGTTGGCCTCTTATATCGTTTTACACTTCCGCTTATTTCCGATCTTAAAGGGCTATTCCAAATAACCTTAAACACCTCATCAACTGCGTCTATATCCGTCTTCATTATGTTATAAAGCTTTTAATAGAATCTTCATAGCCTCTCCTGACGAGTTCGTAATTACGTCTCGGCCTTTGTGCTCCACCGCTGCCGCATATCCCATTCCGGCCACGCCAACCAAGGCTATTTGGTTTTCTGAAACCTCAACACCTATAGATATCGCCAATTCGTAGCCTTCTCTTTCTCCGTTTGGACTACCCTCTTTGGTTTCAAACTTCTTAGCAAGCACTTTTCCGTTTTCCATAACCAAATAACCTATAGAGCTTCTCAGGTCATAAGTATGGTTCTGATATGCCGCATTATCTTGAGCCAGTTTATAGAACTTGTCACCTGCTTCGATAAACCTATCCACGATTGATTGACGGATAACTTCCTTTTCGTATTTATCTACATACGCTTGAATAGCGCGCATATCAAACTTCGGTGTTATTCTTAAACCCATATCCTACACTGTCTTTGATCGCGTGAAAAAAAAGCTACCTTTCCCTTGATTACGTTGCCGGTCTTGTTGTTAACAGCTTCTATTGCCGTTCCTTCCGGAATATCTGTATCGACGGTGTTCAGAAAGATCAGATAGCTGAAATTATAAACCTTAGCATCCTCTTGTTCCTCTACACTCATACTTGCCGAAAGCTTTGACTCAACCCTGCATGGAACCTCGTATTGTTCTGTGGTTTCCTCAGGATAGTGCCAATTGCCGTCCTCATCCTGATATGGCGGTTGCGCCTCTACAGCGAGTTCATACTTCAATATGTGTGTCCTTCGTCTTATCATTACCACATCTTTACGGAGGTTATCTTCGGAACTCCCGATAACTCATCTACAATTTCTTCCAATCCGTTCTTTCTGGCTAAATAGAGTACATATGCCTTGATGCCTTCAATATCACGGGTTATTGTTAACTGGCCTTCTCTTTCCTCCTTGGTTACAAGAAGACTCATTAACACATCAATTGCGGCAATTTCCAATACTTGGCGATCAGCTTTCGTATAAACTTCACTACCGGTAAAATCTGCATCAATCAAGGCCATATCTACGATTTCGTCGCTTACCTCAAATTGAATAACACCAAGGAATGCATCTCTAATAGTCATATTTCTATGTTGTAGGAGTTAACGAAGTCTTAAGAATGTGTATGTTCCTACTGTTGTTCAATACAGGAGTAGCGTAAGCAACACCTTTTGTCACAACGGTAATAGGATCTTCTAAGCCCCAAGTTTTGATTAACACGATACCTGATTTTGTTTTTTGCGCTACACCAGCCTGAACGAATTCATCAGCAGACAAGGTGTATTGAGTATTTCCCAATTGAGCTGTTTCGTGAAAAACAACATTTCCTTTCTGCCATCCGCTTACTACCGTTTGTGTACCGTCTTTACCTTCCTGCACCATATCGGACTCCCAAATAACGATTGTTGGGTACCCTTGACGGCGCAAAGCAGCATTCGCTGTAGCTAAATCAGGGTTTCGCTGCAATGCCAAAGCATTTTCTACGTAAGTAGCACAGAACTTTTGGAAAGCCTCGTTAGCGGCGATGTTATCGAAAGTATCTTCTTCCATTGTCATGTAAAGAAGCTTACGACCTCTTGGTTTAGCCGCGTTCTTGCGGGCTTTGATATCGCCTATAATATCAGCTGTTGGATCACTCCAATCCTTGCTTGCGTTAACGATCTGCGATGCAGGAATACCGAAATCTACATCCACTTTGGTCTGCACGCCTGCTTCATTGTTTATTAAAGCCAAGCTGTATTTACCTGTAGAGGAAATTTGTTTTGCGATCCATTCTAATTTAGCTTCAACTCCGTTACGTACAAACGTTTGGTCATCGTAGTGCCAATCTAGGATACGCTGCATGGCTTGTTTACGGGTCGGACCAGGAGGAAGATCGTTTATAGCGTTCTGCAAACTTCTTAATGTGTTGAAATCGGTTTCGACTTTATCGCGGGCAATCTCAATTTTAGGTATATCCCCCGAAATCTTCGTAGGGGTTGCGCGTCCCTTTCGTGGAGCACGGCTATTGAAAGCCACAACGTCAGCCATTACCTTAGCTCCAAAATTCGCTTCTATGCCCTTCCATGTTAAATCAGGTTGGAACATTAAAGGGAACGCGCTTTGATAACGTAGTTCCTCGAAAGGATACGTTTCAATATACGCTTGGGCATCAGCTTGACGAAAGTTGGGTAATAACTCTCTTACGTCTATCATTTTTATTAGTGTAAGTATTTACTATTTTGTTAATTATACTATCGCAATCTTCATGTATGGAGATGTTGCGATATCGTCGGCTATCCCTTGTTCTGTAGCTGGTAACGCCTTAATTCGGGCGGTACCGTCTATCACAACGCCTGCAAGCGCATTGACTTCGGCTATAGTGTTTCGGTAGGTAAGACCGACAGGCTTTATAGCGCCACCAGTGGTCGTTAGTACTACACCTAGTCCGGTAGCGGGATCACGCCCCACTAGTGTACCCTCAGGCACGAAGCCATCAGGATAATTTGCCGGATCTATATCCAGTACCAAACCTCCGGGAAGGGTGTCGATCACGTTCTCAAAAACTACTTTCTGAAAACCGGGCGTTCCTTCTCTTTTAATTCCTTGTAATCCCATTTTTTCTTTACAGTTATGCAGTACGTTAGGCTGTTTTGGCCTCTGTAGCCGCCTTTCTTTCTGCCATTAATTCTTTCATTTCGGGCGATACTTCGTCGTCCTTTAGTTTTGCGCCGCCAATACCATTTGAAGGTTTATCGTTGCCTAGCCCTGCATCGGATTGAGCTTGTTTAAAGTCCGCTAGTGCTTTTTCTTTGCGCTCTATGTAGCTATTAAAATGGTCGTCATCTTTAAATGAAATCATTTCCAAATCCGCTAGTAGGTCGTTTTTGATTGCTTCCGGCGCATCTTTAAACTTTTCTATTGCAACTGATTTGCGAGACGTGACCACCTTGTCGCCTTCTAACTTCTCAACCTTGTCAAGAATAGCTTTAGCCCACGAAGGGACTTTCTCTTCGTCCTCTTTTGGTTGTTCGGTCTTTTTTTCTTCGTCCGTTGGCTTATCTTCTTTTTCCTTTGCTTTGACTTCCAAAGTCCTCAATCGGTCGTCTTCTTTAGCCATGTCTGCAAATGGAAAGTATTCATTCAGCTCATCTAGTTTAGCATCAATCTCCGTTTCCTCAGTGATTTTCACATCCAGTTTATTTGCAATACTCTCAACCCTTGCGGTTGATAGGTTAACGCCTTGGAACTTCGCCCGAAGTCGTTCGATAATCTTTGTTTTTAGTGACATAATTTCTTGTTTGAGTTCTATCCACATGTGGGAGCTACCCTGTATGTGTGTATTCCTGCGATGATGGGATAAAAATACCTCGATATATGCGTTTATACAGGTTTAAAAGCTAGTCATGATTGACGTTTGAACCAATCGTAAATAAAAAAGGATTTGAAGGATAATTAATCCTACAAAAGAACAAAAAGAAGCCCCGCACTAAGAAGATGCAGGGCCAACTAATGGTTTCTAAATCTTATTTAATATTTCATTTTAAGCAAGCCTATCAAAACGCTGTAGCTCATTAGTGGCGGGGTTAATTGCGTATAGGTGCGTTGTGAATGTTTTCATTTGGCTAGTGTCACTTAAATAATTCAATCAATCCATCGGTCTTAATGGTGATTTCCCCGCCGAATATGCCTATAGCAAATAGCCCTATAGCAAATAAAACAATAAGCGCATAACCAATTGTTTCCAAAATATACCATGCTGTTTTCATCCCCCCACATTTTTAGCGTTCAAAATCGATTGCCTGTTAATAGTCACTACTTGGCCTTTGATGTCCAACGGCCTACCTGTTATTATCTCGCCATCTACGTAGGTCTCTACTTGTGCTGCTTCGAGGCAGGCCTGTTTCTGTTCGTTGCATGCGCGTTTGATGATCTCATCCAAGTAAATATCGTGTACCTCGGAATCATTGCCTTTTATGTCGTCCATAAGGTTTTCGTATGAGGTATAACCGCTTTCTTGAGCTACATCGTCTTTTATCTGCTGTAATGTTTTCATTCTGCTACTTTTCTTCTATTAACTTTTTTAAAATGTATTCTTGCAAGAAGACCTAGCAAGTACTCAACCTCATCTTCGTCTTCTTGTGAGGAACTGTATTCATAGCATAAATTTCTAACACTTATACAAAATGAGATACTTCCAGGAATAGCCATTGATAGATCTATAACTGTTACCCAATAGTTTCCTATCAGAGTTTTTAGCTTTTTAAGAATTTGACTCCTATTCATTCTGCTACGTTTTTAGCGTTTAAGATTGCATTCATGATGTCACCTACAAAGAAGTGCTTTTCATCGAGGGATATTTCTGCATCATGTTTTTTCTGCTCATCACACATGGCAATTACCTGCTCCTTTGTGAATAATCCATACTTCTCAGGGCTGTTGAGGACTTCTTGCGCCCCTTGATTAAATCCAACCCTATAAGACATTTCCTTTATACTAGAGTGATTAAACTTGTATTCCTCCTGTGCTACTAAATCAATAGCTTTTTCAATAGGTGTTAAAAATTCGTTATTCATCTTGTTTAAATTTACGTGTGAGCCAAATTTTACATTCGAATCCAAAAAAGCATAACTTATAGCAATAGCTTTCGGGGCTACACCACCATTTAGAAATACCTATAATCGTATAGCTATCCGTAGGATAGCGTTCTTTCCATCTGTTGTAAAACGTAATTCTATCAAAATGTGTCGTTGGTTTATATCTCATGGCACTAGCTTTATATTGGTTTGGTGATAATAATTCAATCCGTTAAGAGCCGACTGAATACGTTCAGATATATCGTTAAAATCAATGGCTTTCACAGCATCAAACACGGCATCTGTATCGTCTCCTGTGTTGTCATGATGGTTTACCCACACATGTTCTGCAATTAAATCTTTCAATTCTTCATTGTCTGGCGCTGAGGGATGAAACGGTTCCTTTGAAACTATATAAATGTCGTCACGACTGAAATCTATAGCCTTTTCGTCTTTTAACACGTCTTCAATACCTTTAATAGCTTGATAACCGTCAGATGCATATACAAAGTGTGTATATCCTTCCTCTAATGCTTGTTTTACTGTTAGTTGGTTCATATTTGTTTATCTTCCTTTTGGTTTTAGTGCTTCTTTGGCTATATCTTCAATACGGTTACATTTATCCTCTGCATACAGATCGCTACGAGTGTTTAAAATTTCATATATAGATTCCAAAGCCTCCCTTAACCGTTCGTTTTCTAATTGAACAACTACCTTTTCACCTATCTTAATAGCTAAAGATTTCTTCAGGTTTTTAAGGCTTTTATTAAGCTCCTTAATCCTCTCTAGTAAGTGGCCTGTGTAAAGGTCTTTGTATTCTTCCATCGCTGAAACTATCCCCTTATTAGTTATATTGTGTTCGTATTCAACTCCGTTAGTAACTTTCAAAACTTCTTGTTTTAATACTTCCTCAGCCGTTGGTAGTTTTTCTTTGCTCATACCGTTGTTGCTTTTTTGATTAGTTCTTTTACCTTCAATGATGTTTCCGGAAGATGGCCTAAAAACGAAGGATTATCGATCAGTGATTTCAACATTCCCAACATTTCAGGTGCGCATGCGATTAATTGGGCGTTGTAAGGCAATTCATTATAGTCATAACATCCGTTATGTTCAATACACAAAACATGCTTACCTTGATCGTTTACTATGAAAGTGTCATCCAACTTTTGAGCGATCCAATCTCCTTTTGTTCCTTTAAATTCCATATCTTAATCTATTATAAGTATGATCCCGTTTCCTTGTTCGTCTACGGGAATAATGCTATTAGACATGCCAACGTATGTCCGCATATTATCACCGCCTTTGTTGTCTAAAAAGTCGATATAAGTACCCGTTCTATTTGTTCCGTAGTTAGTAACTTTATACAACCTTCCTTGCGTTGTCAGGCCGGAAGCGCAGCTTAAAATAGCTTTAACCCACTTAAGGTCTTTTATGTGTACTATTTTCATCTTCCTACCCCCTATTAGCAACCTCTACCAACCTTATAGAAGTACTCTTAAACTCACAATCACCCGACTGCAAGTTGTTAAAAGCCATCTCTGCTTCCTCTAAGTCTGTATACCTGTACTCTATACGTCTCTCGCCTTCTAAATTTGATTCGAAGGTTATTTGGGTTATTACTATTTCTAGTTCTGTTTTCATACTTCTACCTCTTCTTGTTTAAAGCTTCAATTAATGCGTCGGCCAGTTCTACAGACATTTCTGCTAAAGCCTGTTCTGCTCTTACTCCCACCCATTCAGAAAGCTCGCTTAGCTTCTCTTCGTCGTAATTGGCCAGTAAGCCCTGCATAGCGGTTGAGGCGAATAGTTCGCGTTTGGTTAGGCCTTTAGATGAATAGTCCATTGTTTCGTGGCCTTGCACGATTTGTGTCTCCAATATTGCGCTGGCTGGTTCGTTTGGATTTGTTTTCATTTGGTTTGTTGTTTGTATATTTTTTTTTGCGACCTTTTAAATCCTCGCCCGATTATAACCTAAAAAGCCTTACAGAGGATTGCTAATGTGATAGTCGCGCACCCCTGTAAGGCTTTCAATTTCATCATTCGGCTATCACTCCAAATATTATGATACAAACATAAACAATAAAAAAGGATTTAAAGGATTATTTAGCCTTTTTATTTACAATAAACAATTTTAATTAGCCAATAAGATGGCCGACATCCCAAACCGGATTGTTCGACCGCATTCTATACAAATGAAACATATATACGCCCTGCATTATCCCCAATCGTCCACCGCTTTCCATAACAGAATCTGTAAACTCGCTATCCAATCGAATACTGTTTTCTTTGAATCCTCTCACCTTTAACCACATTTCCTTTTTAAACAGCATACATACGCCTGCTATATTTATTTTAGTCTCAACAACTTTTCCGTAGTGGTCGTTGTGGCATTTGTCCGCAATCTCAAGGTGGACTCTTATGTCGCCAGACTCATTAAATGTGTTATTGTAAAGCTGGTGAGCGCCTGCAAGCCTGTTGGTTGTCACGCCTAACACGCCCCACTTATCGCCTTGATCCTGAATAATGTGCTCAATTTGCGCTTTACTATCAGGTCGTAAAAACATTGCATCATGATCCACTATGCCTACCCAACAATCGTCAGGCATTAGAGCAATAGCCCCGTTGTACGCGCGCCCTATGTTCTTATCTGTAGCGTATGGTTGAATATAATGGATCATATTTTACTTAATTCGTGGTTATATATCTGTCTTCTTAGTTCATTGGCCGTCTTCATGTCATATCGGCTTTTTACAAACTCTCCTAATGCCTCACCTTTTTCTCTAACGTAGTTAGGGTTTTTCTTGTAATACCGTAGCATATTAAGCCACTCAAACGAATTGGAACAATAATCTACGTACTTAGCCTCGCCGGAAACCAAATATGGTTCTGTAGCGCTAGAAATAACAGACATTCCCTTACATCCTGCTTCCAGTATTTTCAGATTGCTTTTACATAAGTTAAACTCATTTTTCACGAGAGGAACTAAAGACACGTCCATAGAATCGTATAATTCCATGTAGCTGTTTACTTTTAATTCGGGAATGGTTTTAACTCCTTTAAAAAGGCTTTTAATCTTAACGCATTGTTCATTTTGGTCATTATATCCTGCCAAAGTAAAATCTATTGTCGATTGCTCAATATGATTTGCTATTAACTTAACATCGTCTAGGTGCGAATTGCCTCCGGCATACACAAACTTTATTTTACCCGCTCTCTTTGGTTGTCCTGTAAACTGGCCTTTACCAAAGGGGATGGTATTAGGTACAACATGTACGTTTTTATTAAACGGTCTAACTTTATCGGCCAATCTGCTGTTTGTTACCGTAACGGCGCTAGCGTGTTTGATTAAATCAACATGTTTTGTTGCGTATCCGTTAGGCATTAAGTGTTTGTATAGATAGTGCGATGTATCTAACTGCCAATAGTCGTCGATATCAATTATATACCTGTATTTCTTAGCGATAAACTCGCTTACTTCGATATTAGGCATCCTATTGAATACTATCAAAGATTCTTCTGTAAGCGGTTTTTGACTGCTTATATCTATACCCATCTGAGCCAGTGGCACATTTATCCTGTGGTAATCGCAAGAGGTGTGATATCGAAGTATTGGTATTATTCTATTGTTCATATGGATAGTAGATTCTTTTAGACCTTATCGCGGCATCGAAAATCGGTCGATTGTAGTCAATATATTTTTGTTTATCTACGCTGCTTAAGCTAGGGGCTGGATTCATGCTGTACACATCCTCGCTCAAAACATAGAATGGCGCTCTTAGGGGCGATGGTAGACCTCCCTTAACATTGCCTGCAAACCCACTCAATTTTGCTCTGTATTGCATTTCACTATCTTCATGACCATACCGAACGTATGCAGTGTTGAAGTAGCCTACTTCGTCGATAAATCGTCTAGTAAATACGTGGAACGCGCCTATCAAGTCGGACCAATACGACATTTCCCCTATTGTTTGGACATGCTTAGACTGAAAATTATTGGCCAATCCAACGAAATGTATGTTAGCCTCATCCATTACCCTTGCACAGTACTGTAACCCGCCTTTAAACATGAATCTAACATCATCATCCATCAGCGCTATGTGTGTATATCCACGGTCGTAAAAATATTTTATAGCGTTGTTACGACTCCTCGAAACCCCTATTCCTTCCGTGTCTGTATGCACGTGTATGTCACAACCAGCCAGCTCCGAAATTGACGGATGTAAAGCCCTTTCTTTTGTTGTCGTAATTGCTAACCCTAATTTCATCTTAAAATTACAATAGAGTACTTAGTGTATTATTAATTTTACATATAATGTGTTTAATAAGCCAAAATACCGCCTTTAGACAACCGCTTAGTGTATTAAATTATTCTTCTATAAGCTCACCTTCAACAACTGGTTTAGATGGATTAACTGGCACAGTTTCACTTTCCTTTTTAATCCTTTGAAGCTCTTCTGCCGCATCGTCAACCAGTCCGCTCTGGGATATAGCTGTTTCACGGCTTAACAGCCCTCCTTCAATGGCCTTAGAGTAGTTTGTTATCGTCTCGCCAAGATCGTTTATACGGAATCGAGGTATTTCAAACGTGATATCCATATCTTTTGCCTTTTCAAGGCTATTATCTATGGCAATCGCTGCTGATTTACGAAAGTTTATGTCGCGTTGCGTACATTCTCCGTACACATCGTCAATAACCGCCCTAGCAGCCAAATGCGCATCAATCAAGGCTCTGTCGATAGCAATACCGCTAGCACCCAAGCCTTTCATTTCTTTAAAGCTAATGTTTGGCGTTTGTGTACACGTATATATGAAGTCAACCAATGTGTCGATTTCAAGCTTAATAGCAGATGGAGCCTGTTCCCATGTTACATACTTAAGGTCGGATGCCTTTAACGCTTCTGCATCGCCCTCTATTTTAAAGGTCTTACCTCGCTCACCGCGTTCTGACATACCTGTTATATTGCCTTTCCCTACCAATATAGGCGCTCCATTGTAGTCGTCCGTGTCTGCGAAGTTAGAAAGCAAAACTTCTAGGCGTTCAATTATTGGCTGTACATCGCTCCATGGAGTTAGATTTTGTCTGTAGTAGATGATTGGTATCTTTCCGTATGAATAAGCTTTGAAAGGCATCTGTAGCCAACCCGCATCTGTTTGAATGAACTGATGAACGCCTTCCTTTACATATACATCGAATCTTATGCTTTCCTTGTTCCACGCCATCAGCAAGTCAGAAGTAAGGCTTTCAATCGGATATGAAGTAAGGTCGATTGTTTCTTTATATTTACGCCCAAAATAAACAAGATCGCCTGAGGCATTGAACACTGGAAACAACTCGTCGCCAAGCTCCGGGCTGAGAACTTTCATCTTCATTCTAGCCACTCCGTTTGGCGCTAGCTCACCCCAATACCCCCTATCCACTTTCTCTGAATACCATAGCTTGGCCACCTCAAGTTCGCACATCATACGCCTTGCTATCTCGTTCTCACGATAGCGCATTTTGTTATCCTCCCCCATCTTCTTAACCATTCCCAGTAATCTTTCTTCGGCGTCTGTTTTAGGATTGCTGCTGATTACCGTTTCGCCTACGTTCATAAAGGCAACACGCCTATTAACAATAAGCTTTTGAAGCGGTATAGATATACGGTTGACGTCCTCGAATTTCGTAGTTTTAACCTTTTTCCCTTGTGAGTTTGTTTCAGTATTGACTATCTTCTTCTTGGGACGGTGCTTAATCGAATGAACTTTATGCTGCATAGGATCGTATTCCTCCAATGCTTTGGAAGTGTTCAACCGACTTCGTCCAACCGTCTCTACCAACTGTATTATTACCGGGGTTTCTAACATATTATAATATTTTATCCGAACGCTGACAGTTCGTCCAAATCAGTTTCGAAATAATCTTTACCAAAAAATTCAACTACACCCGTTAATGCGTCCTCTGCATCATCATGCGCATTCTTGCCTTTTGCCATGTACGTTTTGAGATGTTTAGCGAACTTGGGCCATCTTTTTTCCCAGTCATGAGGAAAATACACTAGATTCTGTACCGTATTGGCATTGGTAAAAATGCGTGTATGCTTATTGTTAGATTGATGAAACCATGTTACAGACGTAGAGTAGTTACCTGCCAATTTAGTTTGAGCCTCAACGTTTCGGGCAAATCCCCTACCCCCATTGTTACTTTCAAACCTTGCTAGTTCTGTGCGGTTCTCGTATAATTGTCTTGCAACCATCGGTTCGGTTGTCTCCATGCCTGATTGAGTGTAGACTACATCAGTGACATAGCAACCCATTTCAGTTTCATCATAAGTTATTGAGCACAAATAATCGGTACCCAAATCAGCTGTATCTACATACGCTTTCTTTTGCCTTCTCTCACTGTAAGGCATCACTTCATAAGTCTTCCATGGTTTACCGTACAGATATCCACCTACCGGAGTAGGATTTTGCTGGTACTGTCTTTGAAAGACTAAGTCGTTTTTATCACGTAAAGCATAAAGCTCTTCTAGCGTGTGTTTATGAGGCCATAAAGCGCATTCATTTCCTTGATCATCGGTTTGAATGCACGGTAGATTTAACACCTCCCATTCTCCTGGTTCGTTTGCCAAAAGGTAACCGCAAAGATCTTCTTCATGAAGCCTCTGCATAATGATAAGAATGGGAGTTTTACGGCTATTTACACGGTTCTTTATAGTACTGTCCCATCTGTTGTTTATTCTATTGCGTTTCGTTTCGCTATCTGCATCCTCAGGCTTGATAGGGTCATCTATAATGAGCGCGCCGCCAAAACCGGTGTTGATATTAACTGATGCTAGGAAGTCATCCAGCTCTCGTTCAAACTCTCTATCGATTACCGCATACCTATCTTCTTCGTCAACCTGTCCGGCCCCGAATCCGGTAACCTGCCCTGCTGCTGATGTGGCATAGACACCACCGCCTTTAGTAGTGTACCACTTCTTCTTTGCCCTGCTATCCTTCTTTATCTCTACATCAGGGTAAACAAGCTTATATTCTTCGCTATCGACAATCTCTTTAATGGCTTCGCTATTGTCAAGCGCCAAATCATCGGAGTAGCTCAAATGAATAAATTTAGCAGACGCATTCAGGCCAAGGCAACGGGATATAAAGCTTTTTACCGCAAGTTCTGTTTTGGAATACCTAGGAGCTATATTTATCATAGCTTTCAGCACTTCGCCACGTATCATCCTATCGAGAAGATTGCTTATCTGCTCGTGATGGGTATTAACTACGAACCGTTTGTTGAATTGGTGTTTGAAAAAGAATCTAGTATGGAACAATGTGTTTGCCCTCGTTTCATACTGAACCATCTTTAATATTTTAGGGTCCTTAATATTCATCATTCAGTGCATTATGGATTTCCCGCATTTCCTCTTTGGTTAAAGGAACCGAATTGATATTGGTGTTTATGTTTATAGACTCTATATCCTGTCTATTCTTCCACGTTTGTGGATCTCTATTCGTAAGAGCAAATATCACTGCCGTAGGATTAGGCATGACTATTTTTTTAACCCGTTTTTGCTTCACTATCTTCGGCTTATCTCCGTCATTCTCATACTCTGTGTGCACTTCCTCGTATTCATGAGTGTTCAATAGTTTTGCCAGTCCAGAGGCTGCCATTTCCTGAATAGATTCAAGCTTTTTTCTTTCTGCCTTTTTTAAAGACTCAAAAAACTCTATTTTCTCTTCGCGCCACTTATAAAAAATTGCTTCCGATATATCAACCATTTTGCATATATCCGCAATAGTATGCCTCCCTTGGGATACCAGTTCACATATTCTTGCTACTATCACCTCGCTGTATTTCATTAGTCTTTAATTGAAGCTCCTTCGTAACCTTTCAGTATCTCTGCGACCTCATTTCTGATATTATCAAAAACCACATAGTTTTCGCATTCGATTATCAAGCGTATTTGCTTTGGATTTTCTGTCTTTTCTTCACTCTCTTCTTCTTCCGCGCCAAAATCCATGATATCCATCCCCCATTCTTCAAGCTGGTCTTTATTCCAATCCTCCTGTATCATGTCCCAATCTGTACTGCCATAAGAAATGTTGTCCTTTATTACGAAAGCTTTAATCTTTTCAATAGGCGTGTTTTCAGGAATAACTTTGCAGCGAACTTCTTTTAATCCGGCATCTATAGACGCTTTTAGCCTCATATTTCCAGCTATTACAACATACTCGCCAGCGTACGGAACGACTAAGCATTCACGCAATTCAAGTAATTCAGGGTCGTCTTTTATAGATTGTACAAGCTTAATAAATTTATCGTCCCTTATGAATCTAGGATTTGCAGGCAAGCCGTCAATCTGGCCTTCATTCAGCCAAATCTTTGTCGTTGGTATAGTCTTAGTTTCAAATGAGAATGACATGTATTTAAACAGCAAAACGCCTTCCTTTATCGGAGAGCGATATATATGACTTTATCACTGTAAAAATACCCTTTATAGCTATCTAGGAAGCTATATAAAGATTGTTATGATTTACATTTAGACCTATCGTAAATCATAACAGGATTTGAAGGATAAATAACCCTCAGTCATAAAAAACTAAAGCCCTATCGTTAAGTAGAGCTTTAGTTTTTTATGGGTTTTGTTTGAACTTTTATAGAGGTTTTTCAGGTAAGGGTATCCAGTGAGTAATTGGATAAATTTTGTCCAATAGTATGCCATTTGTTGTTTCATAAAACACACCTGGCTTATTTAGCTCCGCTAGATAAGTCCCGCCGTCTGGGCTATATACTAAAACTTCTAAACCTATTTCCGGCAACCTATCATTTACGTTTATCCAGTTCATAATAATCAGGTTTAAAGACTTTTAATTTTAGGGATCTCACCTCCGCGTATCACATATTCTGAGTGAGAGTGCTTAAAGAAGATATCTGTTACACGAACTCCATTTTTAGTGATATACTGCCCTACGCCTTCTTGAATGATAAATTTGAATCCATGCCGTTTAACTTTCTCTTTTGTAATTTCTCCTCGGAATCGGATCTTTGAAAGCTCGTGTTTAAACTGTTCTTCAAGTAATTTACTTTGCTGTTCCGTATATTCAAAAACTCCTTTAAGCACTAATTCACGCAACAACTGCATTTGATTTTTTATATTAGTGCTTCTTATATCTTCCATAACCCTTAATACTAATTAAGCCCCTATCTCAACAATAAACCTGTTTGCAACTATTACGTCTGCTAATCCTTCGTCAGCATGGCCGAGGTTTGAATAAATAGGCTCTTTAGCAATGCGTATCCTTTTAGCTCCTTTATTTTCTTTCAAGACTTTCTCCTTTAAAGTGTCGAAGAAATTCTCTATTTCTTTATCTGTAAATTCCATATCTAATAATTTTTATCATATTCAAAAATAAACACTTTCTTACCGACGGCTGCTCTTATGCTTCCATCTTCTGTTTTAACATTTGTTACGTCCCATTCGTTTACAAGCGTTACTGATTTCCCATCGTTTATACGCTCCGTTAGCACGTCTTTTACCAGCTTAAGAAGTTTATCAAGTTTGGCCGACGTGTCGATTTCAATTCGGTTCATTCTTCTAAATTACTAAATTTATGTAAAACATACTGACTAAGTTTTAATTACCTATCAATTTTGATTCTTAAACCTTCCGGTGTTTTAACCCTGCTTAGAGCAACATACATTTGCCCTTTTGCAAAACAAGGTAATGACAGATCTACTGTTACTTCATCAAAAGTAAGCCCTTGTGATTTATGAATGCTTAATGCGTAGGCTAATTTTATAGGTATCTGTGTGATGCTTCCAATTTCTTTCAGCTCCAATTTATCGGTGTCATTATTGAACACGTATTCTTTTTTCGTGAACTTCACCTCTTGCAAGGCGAATTGTTCGCCTCTTACCTCAATAAAGTTACAGCCTTCATGACTCACAAATGTTCCTAGGGTTCCGTTTATTAAGCCATTATTTTTAGAATTTGCCAAGTACATTATTTTACAACCGTTCTTAACCGTTACGACGGTTTCTAGATTAAAATCATCCGCCTTAGCATTACCTTCGACTTTTGCAGTAAAAGTATATTGATCCGTATTCAAAGACCTTATCCCTTCAATATTGTACTTTTGAACAGTAGCGTTATGCGGAGCCAAGACAATCCCCTTAACTTCGTCACCAACGAAGCGCCTAAAATATTCCGATTTACCCCCTTCCCGAACTATATTCAGGTTGTTTATAAATTCTTCATTTGTTTGCCTCTGCACTTCGTCCAGCTCAATGTTAATTACGTTTAGTTTCTCGTAAATGTTAGCTTCAAAAAAATCTACTCCATTGTAGGTTTTAAGCAATACAGACCTCATATTGTCATCGATAGGAGAAGGTAACTGCTTTAAATCGCCAACAAATATTATTTGCCTTTCAATTAACCCTCTACAGCCATTCTTTATAAGCGTCCAATTTATAGCATCTAACACATCAGGCCTTAGCATGGAAATTTCATCAATAAAAATGGTATCGACTTTTTCAAGCATCCTTCTTTTCTCACCCTTCAAGAATCGGCATGATTGAAAATCCAATACACCAAAGGGGTCTAGAGAAAATAAAGAATGGATAGTTTGACCCCCTATATTATTTGCTGCTATTCCCGTCGGAGCCAATGCAATAACTTTTTTCCCTGACTTTGTCAAATCTTCTATCACCCGTTTTACTATAAAAGACTTCCCGGTCCCTGCCTTTCCGGTGAGAAATATGTTATCGCCTGCAATGACCCTGTCATTAAAAAGTTGCTGTTTTGTAGAAAGATTCATTTTAATTTGCTGACCTTTTTATAGAGGTTTAGCCCCCTCTTTTTAATTGTACAAAGCAAATATAGGTATAATATTATTTATACACAAATATATCTATAATTCTTTGAAAATATCTTTTAATGAACTTTTCAGCCTGTCTAAATCACTTTCGCTTAACCGTCTATATCCGGTTTGTTTGATCTTTTGGGTTAACGTAACTTGTGGTTTAGACTTATCAGGCCACGCTCTTATTGCCCACTCAGAATTATTAAATATCTTATGCTCTAGAGCTTTTTCGATATCTAACCCGTCTACGAAGTCATCTATTTGTTTCTCTCGTTTCTTGCTCATGCCAGCGCATTACGTTTAAAATACTTCTCGTTTACTTTTATCTTGTTCTCGTAATAGAAATTGGCAGCATTATTAATAGCTACTTCCAAATCATCAGGATCAACATTTTTATCACTTCCTATCACTCCAATCAGGTCAACCGCTATCATGTATCCGGCAATCCTTTTTGACTGCTTGTGCGAGCTTAAAAAGTTCCTGTAGTCTTCCTCTTTACTAAATTTAAATATTTTTAGTACGTAACACGGCGCATCTCTAGCTATTATCAATCCTGCGCCTCCTAAATCTGGACTTTCAGCGAAAAAATATTCCGGTAACTGTATTTGCATATATACACTTGCTTAATACACAAATATATGTATAATATTAATTACTTCTTTTTTCTTTTTTCAACAATACACATTTCTATGTATTTAACTATTAAACATGTTGCTATTTTCCACAACAAAATACTGAGCTCTGTCATGCTGTAAAATTACATGGACTCACTATATTCGCATAATTGACGTGTTTCCAAATGATCTGTTCGGAAACACGTCCTGCATAACGTAATAAAAAAAATAAACAAAAAAAAGATACAAAAAGTTTGGAATATTCCGAACAATTTGTATCTTTGTGCATGGTTAAATTAATCATAACAAAGAAAGGTTTTAAGTTCAGAGGTAAGCTGAAATTTAAAACGGTGAAGAAGATCCTTAAATGGATAATCTTCTAGAACACCAACCGAGGGCTAGGCTCTCGGTTCTTCCCTTTGTTCTGACAATACAAAGATATACATGATTAAGCAGATTATCAATTTTGTTAAGGCATGGGTCCGGAACGATGAAGCCGAACTAAATGTAGAGTTTGAAATTAAAGTTACATGGGTTGATCTAGGGATTACTATAGGGCTTGTTATATTAGGCGTGATATTATGGAAATAACAGGAACTAGAGCCGCGTTCTCTAAGATGATTTCTGAGCGCGGCGTCTACAAGAAACTAGGTGTTGAACGATCCACCGTGAGCACATGGAAGATCTACCTCCGCCAAGGCAAAAGCATCTCCCTCGATAAAATGGAGGAGATGTTAATAAAGTACGGAGCTGTAGTGAAGCATGAAAAGGTTTGGGAGATATAAAGCAACACACGCCCTTCTCTAAAGGATGCGTGTGTGCAGGTTTTTAACAGCTCTGTTTTATTCCAGATGGGTAACGTTACGTGCTTCTATACCTCTTGAGCCTTCTTCTATATCGAAATTAACCTTAGATCCTTCCAGTAGGGTCCTGTACCCCTCGCTGACGATATTGCTGTGACTAACATAGATGTCCGCACCGTCCTCATCTCGAGTAATAAACCCGACGCCCTTTGCGTCATTGTACCATTTTACTATTCCTGTTGCCATAATTTAAAATTTAATCAGTTAATAATTAAAGACAACAACACTGTTAATCAAATGTTTGCATGGTAATATTTTTTTAAGGCTGTAATATAGCGAGATAACCCGATAAGCCCCTATATCGGTTTTTAATCCGATACAGGTTGATTAATGTTACCGCTTATCATATCCTCGTAGAACTCTTTCAGGTGCCAGTAATCGGGGCAATGGTTGTAATGGCCTTTAAAAGCACCTATGCCGATCAAACAGCCCTCTATAAAACGTCTGCTGTCGGTCATCTTTGCCCAAGGCTTCCACTGTAGTTCCAAAGGTGGCGGGTTGTTTTCAAAGTATTCTTTTAGTTCTTCCGGTGTCATGGCCGCGAAGGTAGGAAAAATAGCCAGATTAGGGCGCTGGAAATTACGGAAGGTCGCTATAATCCGATGCTGCCCATCTGTACTCTTCTACGATATAGACAAAGCTGCCCGACTCCGAGTCCCTCTCTTCCCTTGTTTCTATAACCTTTTCCGTCCGCGATGCAAGCAGTATATGCGTGTCTTCGTCCAGTTCCATACGGTACCCATCTATTGTTAGTCCGTATTTGGAAAGCTCGCAGAGCAAGGGGTATATGTGCTTTTCGTTTATTGCCCTTCCCGTTTTGGTATGGGAGATTGTAGATAGCGGAATATTTAACTTCTTCTCTAATGCGTGCACGCTTATAAGGTCGTTCGTTCCGAGAAAGTCGGATATTACTCTCGAATACTTTTTTTGTTTTTCGTCTACTATTTTCATATGTTTGTGCTGTTTCGCAAGGTTGCCTAAACGGTTCGGTTAAAATCCGATTAAAATCGCTTATTGAAATGAAATACCAAAGGACGAACCGCCTTTAAAAACATATCCCCAGCTCAACACTGGGGATTTTTTATTATCCGAAAAGTTCTTTTAACCCTTCTACATCGTATCCGTCAGCCTCAAAATCCTGGGTATCCAACCAATCTTCAATAAACTCCTGTGTGGGGAAGTTTGGTTTTTCGGTGCCTGTATGAAATTCTGCTATTATTTCTTTGTCCCAGCTGTTCCAAGCGTAATCAATGCCGTCACTTATTTTGTTAAACACCCGATGCTGATCCTCAGTAAGATTTTGATTTCCAGTTGCGAATAAGTCAGCGATTGTTTTTTTGTAAGATTCCATTTTAGTTATTGTTTTAGTTGTTAATATTTCTTATTTCCTTTTGACTCTACAAAGATACAACAAATATTTATATTCCAAAATATTATGACAAATAAAATGAACTTTTTTTTGTGGAGTGGTTTAAAGTGGTCGGATTTGGACGTTTTAAAGGTGTCGAATTCGATACGTTTGGCGTTAGCAATTCGAAGAGTAAGGGTAAACGCCCGTTTGATGCTACATTAAATCTTATGCTTATATTTGTGCTTGAATAATATCGGTGATTCGATTGTTTCTTAGCAAAGAAACGTTTCTAGAAATCGAGCTGGTAAGCAAAAAAAAGATTTATTACGGTATGAGTAAAATAAAAGTAAAAGGTATTGATATAACCATTATATCTAAGAACGATAACGACTATATCTCTTTAACTGATATGGTTAGAAATCACGAAAACAACAACGTAATAATATCCAACTGGTTGAGGCAAAAAAACACCTTAGAATTTCTCTCAATATGGGAAAAAATAAATAACCCTGATTTTAAACTCATCGAATTCGATGAGTTAATAAAAGATGCGGGACTGAACAGATTTGCTATATCTCCAAAAAAATGGTCTGAAACAACAGGTGCTATTGGTATCGTTTCTAAATCAGGCAAATTTGGTGGAACATACGCTCATAAAGATATAGCGTTTCATTTCGGCCTATGGGTAAGTCCTGAGTTTAATCTTTTGCTGATAAAAGAATTTCAAAGATTAAAAGATGAAGAGTCTAAATCACTGAATGGAGTTTGGGATTACAGACGATTTTTAACCAAATCTAACTACAGAATTCAAACTGACGCGGTAAAGGAGGTGCTAATCCCATTGAAAAAGCTACCTAAAGAAAAAGAAGGATTCGTGTATGCAGAAGAGGCCGATTTGCTTTATGTGGCTATGTTTGGATACACATCATCTACTTGGAGAAAAAACAATAGTGAGCTTGCTTTGCAAGGTTACAATTTACGAGATGTAGCAGATACGTATCAATTAATAGTATTAAATAATTTAGAGGTACTAAATGCTGAATTAATAAGGTCAGGTTCAGACGCTAACACAAGGCTTGCAATATTGAGAAAATCAGCTATCCAACAATTAAAGTCTTTACAGGGTAGCAAAAATATAGAAGATACTTATTTAGAAAGTCCAAACAAGAAAAAGACCCTTCAAAAAAATGAGGACACCAACAGGATAGACAAAATCTAAACTAATCGAATTCGATTAGTTTAGAACAAACCCCACCATACACTGTTTAACAATTAAGTTTATTTTATCTTGTTTTAATTTGTGATTTAAGCCGCCTTACCTCCGTTTGGCGGCTTTTTCTAATTCACTTTTCCGGCAATGTACGAGACTAATTCGCTAAAAGTCGCATCGGACAACTTTTCCAAGTCCTCGTCTGGTATCTTTATGTCAAACCCCTCTTCCAGAGCCAAAACAAGCTCTACCGAATCTATACTGTCTATGCCGAGAGTTTTAAAAGTAGAATCGTCTTTAATTTCAGATGGATCCAAGCCCTCGATTTCGACTATTGACTCTTTAATTTTTTCTTTTATTTCTTCGTGTGTCATAATATTTATAATTAGCTGTTTTAAAGATAGGTATATTTCTATATTTAATATTGGTCGTTCTGTTCATTTTTTTTTTAACTGTACCGATTTTAATTAGAACCCCTCTACGTGCAAAGTGAGAGGGTGCGAGAGGGGTTCATGATTGCTTTACGGAACACGAATATAATAACCTATCCCTGTAACACCCCATGTAACAATTTGTTGTTACCGAATATGGATCACTGGTAACATGATTTCACAACCCCTATGTTAACTTTTCGTGAAACAATTCACCAAGTATTGAATTATTGGATTCACTGTTGTATATTCGACTAATTATTAACTAATTACAATATTATGGAAAGAAAAGGAAAAGTACTCCGGTTTGACGAGATCAGCCGATCAGGCCGAATAGTTGCCGATGATGAAGGAGAGGAGTTTAATTTTTACAGCCACCAGATCGGCCAAGGTTCTGGTAATCTAGTTACCGATACCAATGTTACGTACGAAAGATCGGTGAACGAAAAGGGCGAATCCGTATACAGTAACATCCGAACGGAGGGATCGATTGATTTCTCGAACATAGCAACGAACAGGCCGTCTTATTAAAAACAAAACCCCTCTATAATCACTTTTGGGAAGTGTAGAGGGGTTTATCAACCTAAACCTAGGGTAAAGTTAATAAAAAAATCAATCCGCCCCAACTGTTTAATATTACATAACACAGTATTGCACAGTCACAAACAATTTTCAGATATACTTGTTTCTGAATAAATTAGTATATAGATTTGTATGTCTAAACAAATATGGAAGGTTTTACACACTTAGCAGAATTATATGGTTTCCGTTGCTGGTTCAACGAGGACACCAACGAAGTTAAGGGAACCAATTGGTTTAACGACTTTATGATAGACACTTGTGTTTGGCTAGAATCCCGCTTCGAGTTTAATTACGGGTTTCATATAAAGCTGATCGAACGAATTAACTAGTAGCAACCAAAAGTCGGTCAACAGTTGGCTGCTACAATTAAAGATTAACCTCGCTAACTTCTTTTACTTCTTCTTAGGGAACTTGAAGAATTTAGCTTTCTTAGGATATATTATTTTACCATTTTTCTTGATATAACGGCAAAAAACATACTCCTGGTCGTCCTTGTCTTGGAAATTTGAACTACTCATTTTTATTAAGAGCTTATTTGTCAGGGCGCCTTCCTCGCCCTCATAGCTTTACTTGTTTCTCCTGTAAAGCAAGGATTACTCGAAGTTTTGACCGAAAAAAGCCCCGATATCTTCGAGAACATCGAGGCAATTTTTTACTCCACACTGCCGACTCACTTACAGACCGAAGGAGCTCTTAATGATGTATTGTTCAAATTTCCGCTTCAAATATAGAAGTTAATAAATTGTTAACAAAAACTTAGTAGAACATTTGTTGTAACAGCAGTGAAAGTCAATTAAATAAATTTATTTTCACTCTCCCCCTGAAACCACTCATAAATATCAGCCTCAGATATTATATAATTACCTTTATGATCCCTTAACGCTCCTGTTCCTCTAAGGAACTGCCTAGCTTTTTTATTACCCTCCTTCGCTTTTTCCGAAGGGTCGTTCAATAGTTTTGATAGTCTTTGGTTTTGCATGTCAAGCTGCTTTTTTAATGTTTTCGGGCAATGGAAATCCTTTTATCCGTGCTATCTGCTGATTGAATAAGGCCCACACGTTTTCGTCTTTGAATTTAAAATGTCCCGTGCCTTTCTTGAATAATTTCACTTCGAAAAACCCCCAGTCGAACCATTCGCCATGCGTCACACTACTTTTTCTAACGCAATAAGAAAATCTATCTTCATTGCTCCAGCAGCGTCCAGTTAGATAGCACAATGCCTTATTGAAGTCATCAACTACTTCTGCTTGCCTATCATTTACCTCCATTCCAAACCATTTTGATTGAGGAGCGATATAAGGCATAATAAATTTTTGATTCACCAAATAATGGCTATTCGTTTTCCAGCCTTCAAGGTTCCAACGGTTTTCGTGATAGTGGCTAGTCAGGTTATCGAAGACTTCAACCATTGCTTTATCCATACGTTGCCCTGCCGTCTGTACAATAGCATCCAGCATAAGGTAAATGTTCTTCATAGTGAATTTCATGGACTTTTGCTGCTCGACAAACCTGTTGATGTCTTCCATTAAACCGCGGGTAGAGTATTTTTGAAGATTCATTTTGTCTATAACCCATCCCCACGACTTCTTTTGCAGCTCCTTTGCGAAATCGTCCCTACTGACCTGTACTTTATCCTGAGAGCAGGTGAAAACAATATCTCTTACACTTAGTCCCTCCGTGAGCTGGTTCATCTTAACAGCGTTTTCTAGCACTTCATCGTAGAGCTTAACAGCATTAATATACCGCTGCACAACATCCCTTACCGCATTATAAGACATCAGACCGTTTTCATGCTTTTCAGCTTCGTCCTCTTCATCCGTAAAGAAATCACTGAAACCATGACTACTTCCCGGTTTATTCAATCTAATAAGACCAATTTCAATACCTGTAGATCGTTCTGACTCACTGAAACAGTCCCCCAGGTTAACGGCATTGCCATAATCCTTTACCGTCTGCATCAAAACCTTTCTGCCGCGGCTGTAGTCGTTTTCCAGTGTTTGCCAGTTGCACAGCGCTACAATCTCACATCCTTCGGGGGCCATGCTCCACGCATGGTTAATATGTGTTTCGTCAGCACTGAACGGCGGGTTCATAATTATGTAATCCACGTGGCTGATCTGCTCGGTTGTAACAGTCAGGAAGTCTTTAGCTATAAGCTTAGCTTTACTTCCGGCGATAAGAGCCAAGTCTTCATTATGCTCACAACATATGACATTTGCCCCCTCTTCCTTTAGAACGTCTATTATATCGCCTTTTCCTGCGCTTGGCTCTAATACTGTCTTACCGTTCAGGATTAGACCTGAAATCATTGTGTATATCACCTCTTTGGGTGTAGGGTAGAAATCCTTATTGAACATGGTTTTATAGATTAATTGCTTTCAATTCCCGCCACCACCATTATAAGCAGCATAAAAGCGCAGGCGAGATAGATTAACAGGGTGAATTGTTTGTGGGTCATATTGCAAGAGATATTTGATTATTGATCGGCTCCCTGCCCAGGCAATGTAGTAGCATGTCGAGCTGGTGAACTGTCGTTATGGGCAACACAACGTAACTCCCGTCTATCGCTATTTCCACTAACGTAAGCCCGCTTATTTCTACAAGTACATCACCTACATTAAGTTTATATTCAGTGAATGATTCGCCTTCATCCTGCCAACTATTGAAGGCAAACCCTCTTTCTATAAGCTGTGAGTGGGTCATTTTATCCTCAATTGAATATTATACCCTATCCTCTGCAATTGGAGAATGTAGGGGTTCTGTAATGCCCCCCCCCTCTTCTCCAAAGTCCACATATACGGTTCTTCCATAACCGTCAACCTTAAACCCTGCTTTCTTTACCTTTGAATGCAGGTAATAACGTTTTGATGGTTTCATAATCAATATCTTTTAAAGAAGGCCATTACAGCCTCCCTTTCGTTAATCCTCTATAAATTCTCCGTCTACAAGCCTGTAATAGGTATCCTCTTTAATCTTATCGCCATCCACCCTCACCGACTTTACATCAACACGCTGCCAGTCACCCTCATTGTCCTGCCTCCATTCAGATACCGTAATGAAACCGCCCAACTTTGCCTTTGCCTTGCCGTGAATACCTAAAGCTACAGCTGCGCCCTGATAACCCGTAGCCGATGCTGCGCCCTGATCACCCGTAGCCGATGCTGCGCCATAATAACCCGTAGCCGATGCTGCGCCCTGATAACCCGTAGCCGATGCTGCGCCACGATTACCCGTAGCATTCTCTTTCGGTTCTTTGCTCCATGTGGCACGATCAAACACAAACTTTACCGCTGCCTGCGTTATTTTGCTTAAACTCAGTTCCAAGCCTATTTTTATCTTTGATACAGCTACTTTGGTGTCATCACCACCACGTGAAGCTTTCCCGTAACCTTCAACCTCATGGAATCTGCTTACAGCAGGAGGGTAATAACCGAATACGTCCAATGGATGTTCACAGAAGTGGAACCCTCTTTCACATGCTTCCGGATCGCCTTCCATTTCATAGGTCTTTCCTTCTTCGTACTGGAACCCGCGGCACTTCATGTCTTTATCAAATCCTTTAAACCCTTTGGTAACCGTATAACTGTCGGTAAACTCTTTTGGCAGGATCACGTTTTCAATATCCTTTGCCCTTTCAAATAATGGAGCTATCTCACTTACCTCAAATCCTGCTATTCCGCAACCGATCTTGGTAACATAAAACGAGAGTTCATCGCTTAGCCTTGCATAGTCTATGAATGCGTTTACATGTACTGTTAGCTCATCAATGGGCATCTTTTGCATGTTCCTGTCCAAAGTAGGTATAGCGTAGGAGCTGCCCTGTAATCCTATTCCCTGACCTTCTGTTGCGCCGAACTTATCGGCTGCCAGCCTTGCGGCACCTCCGGCATGGTTTCCGTTTAAGTTGCTGCCAAATACAAATACTTCGTTTTCCTTTAATGATGTGATGTTCTCTGGGGTATTTTTCATTTTTTTAAAGTGTGTATGGTTTATAATCCGTTTACTTCTTCTCTTGTAGGAGCTATGTCGAACTGACTTATAATATATCCGGGATGGTCTTTTAATAATTCCTCTGCCTTATTAGCGGCATCGAATGGATTTTCTACACTTATACGTACAACCTCGGTACGAATAAGTATTACATCGCACTGGTAACTCATGTTATTGCTTCTTTATGTACGACCATGAATGCACGGTACTGAGCCATAGACCCCCATTGTACCGCAATTAAAGGAAGATCGTTTTTAACTATTATGTCCCTAGCGGTCTTTAAGCCTTTATCTAGATCGTCCACCCTTATTTCCAGTCCTTCAGATCTATCGAACATGTATCCATACCCGAAAAGCTTTTTAAATTTATCTATCGCGAGCTCGGTGTTTATACCGTACTCTGCTGCTATACTTCTTTCCATCGTTTTAACCTTAATTTTCTTTCAACTTCTTTTTCTTTGTCTCCAAACACACCCTCACGCCCCGATAAATATTTAAAGTAGAGGAACCAGTCTTTTCCCTGTTTCTTCCTGTCTATAAGTTTAAATGTATATCCGTCTAGGTAGGTGAGGGTGTAAGTTGCGTAGGGGTTCATTTCTACCGTCATAATATCATTAGTATTAACGCCGTCTATTTAATCTTACTACTCTTTAACTTCGCTTTCCATCTGGCAACCACACTGTCGACTGGTTCGTTTATTGGAGCATGAACCCAAAAGCCGTCCACTACCTTGACTTTTCGAGTTCCTTCTTTCACGGGAGGTTTGTTTTCCAAAAACTTTTGTTTAATCTTTTTCAAATTACCGATCAACTCTTTTTTCACAACCATTTCTTTAGATCCCACATTGATGGGTTTTAACGGCTTACTTAAGCCGTTTATATGACGACTAACTGAGCTTATTGATACCCCAAAACGTTCCGCTATCTCTTTTTGGCTTACTCCTCTTTGGTGCATTTTTATCATTTCTTCATGCTCCCAGATAGTTGATCGTTTGCGTGTTCTAACCCGTTCTTTTCGGCTTATAGTCTCTTTAGCCTTGCTAACGACTATAAATAAACATGTGTTACTTTTTATCATTGCTTGTTTGCAGACCTTTTTATACATCTTTCGCCCGATGCTCTTTGTTTATGATGCAATTATATGTATATTATTTATTATACACAAATTAATTACAAAATAATTCGCTGTTTATTTTACAATGAATGTTATTTACGTTATTTCTGAATGACTTATAGATTTTATAAAAGCCTTGAATTTTTGGCACTGACATAGCTATTGAGCTTGCACATATACCGAATTGACGGCTAACCTCTACCCTAAGAAGGCGCGGAAGACTTCTGTTGTCCATATAAATTAGCTTCTCAGGGACGTAAAACATCATGATTACGCCTATGCACTCTCTTCTGAGGTCGTGGACTTCTTCGCCAAACGTTTTGCCGTTACCAACCAAAGCAGACTTTTCAATTCCTTTTATTACGCAGAATCTATCTATAATGCCAGGGATTAATAAGTAATCCATCGATCTTGATTTCACTACCGGCTCCATCTGCTTCATTATTTCATTGTAAATGGAAGGATTCTTTTTTTCTAGCACCTTTAGGGCAATTTCTTCTACAGTTTTCATAAAAAGGATTTAAAGGACTATTTATCCTGTTATTTTCCATAAATTTGCATTGCGGCATCTCTTGCGTGACTCGAAGTTCTGTTCGCCCAACCTGTCAACCTGCAAAAATATTCTTGTGTTGTTTTTGTTTTTACATTTCTTGGGGCTACACTCTCGTACTGAATCCCGTGGTGTTCAAAAAATTCCACCCACACAGAGTAATCTCGCTTAACAGACCCCGCCCCTTGTAAACGTTCTCTGCCTGATGTACCAAACCATTTGCGTTTATTTGGATCTTCTATTCTAACAATTATGTTTAATCCCTTGTAAACCTCATTAACCCATGTCAAAACTTCATCCATTGCGGATATAATGTTTTTCGTAACAACCCTAACCAGCCTCTTTTCTTTTGCATTCCAAACGGCAAGACCGGTGTTTACGCCAATATCCAGTCCAATGTAAATGTCGTATTTCATACTATTGATAATCTGCTTTTGCTTAAGTTGAGCTTTTTGGCTAACTCTGGATTCGTTTCAATTATGTTGTGGCAAGACCTGCATACGGCAATCCAAGTACTTTCGTCGTTTAATTTTATACCTCTACCTTCTTTGTGATGAAGATCTGTTGCAACATATGTACAACCGTTTAATTCTGCCTGACACTCCTGATTTGATGCCATAAATATAGCTCTTTTTTTTCGATAAACAGCAAGATCTTTTAACATTTTTTTACTGAATTTTGCTATTCTTTTCCTCGGCTTATCTTTTGGTTTTGAACCCTTTATGGATGATCTATTTTGCCAGTAATGTGTTTTGCATCTACCGGCTATAAGGGGTTTTTCTATGTTGTCGAAACAGTCTAAACATTGCCCTTTTTTGAATTTCATAACGCCTGATTCGTTTCGGAGGGAGCAAGCCAGTTTACATGCATATCCTCGTCATGCCAACAGAATCTAGAATTATCTTCACAATAAACATATTCAACGACACCTAACTTACCTAGATGTTCCGACTTTACTTTTTGCACATGTATCTCTGTTTTATTTCTGTCGTATGATCGGTAAACTGTAATACCGTTTTGGGCCATATTAAAAAAGTGGCCGCTACCGGAGATATCATAAAGAGTGGGTACTTGGTAATCTGATATAGCATCCTCTTTTTTTCTGATCTTTGTTGGATGAGCCACCAAAAACACATGCACCTTGAAGCGTTGTGCGAATTCGATTATTTTAGTAAGCTGATTTACAATAAATTGCACCTCATTTTTACCTATTCCTATAGTACTCTCGATACGGTTCCAAGGATCAATAATCAACCCCTTTATACCTTTGTTAAGAACTAATGCCTCTGCTTTATCAAGAATGCTATCCAGCGAAAATCCTTCCTCAGGCAGTATCAATGTGAAATTATCCTGTATCCAATCCTTGGCGTTCTTTAATTCAACTTCGTTTATATGGTTTTTACTAAACTTTTTACCTACGATTCTTTTTATGAGCCGTCCGAAATAAAGCTGCATAGGAAAACTTTCCGCGCTAAATACACCGAATCTCCAATCCTCATTCTTTGCAAGTTTAATCGCTATCTGATCTAGGAAAATAGACTTTCCGTGGTTCGGTAGTCCTGTCACTATCGTAAGATCTCCAAGCACAAATCTTAAATTCTCATCAAATCTAATATCACCTGTTTTTGCCTTCATTATTAAAAATTCTAATTTGTTGTTCAAATGTATAAACTCTTTGTAGCACCGTGTAATCACAATTAAACTCCAGTTCCTCGTTTCCATCATCTATAATGCTTTTAACAACATCAATAAACAATGTTGGGTTGTTTGGAGCAATGTCTGCTATCATTACATGATCGCCAAAATTCATCATGTTAAGTATTCGCAAAGTTTTATTTTTTAACTCCTCAGTTATCATTCAATAGAGAATTTTTTCTCTTCTTCTAGTTGGTTAATACGCTTTTCCAATGACGTTATATACCTTTTAAGCATATTGTTTTCGGTGTGGCAATTTTGAAGCAACAATTGCATTTGTTCATTATTGCTATCTAAATTCCCTATCTCGTTTAAGAACGATTCAAGAAAATCAATACGATCTTTGCTTTTTTTATATTTATCATTTTCTCCTGATTTTAATTTATACAGGGACATTTCCAACTGCATTCCTAGTACCGTGCTTTTGGCTTTCAATATTTCTAGACTCAGTTTCTGCTGCGCTTCAAATTTGTATACCAAAGAGTCACTAAGGGACTTAAGATATTTTCCGTAATCGTTTAATTCCATTTTAAAAAGGCATCTTTTCGATAGTTAACTCATTGAACATCTCACTTACAGGCATAACAAACTGTTTACCATCTTCTTTATTATCTAGTTCATGTTCGAACGCATAGCAGGCTTTTCCATTTATTTTTTCGTAGTATCTTGATTTTCTCCAATCGTAAAACAAACTACACACACCCCTGTTGCCGTAATGCTTAGGCTTAACCTTTTCGAAATGCACGATCACCTGGTTATCTTCGTACGGCATGCCATTTTCGTCCTTAAGCCCCTTTTGCGGCCTCCATAGATTTATCCACATCATTGCTTTACGAAGCGTCGCCTGCCCTCCTGCTGCCTCTCTTGCTTTTGGCATGGGATAGTATCGTGTTTTTGTATCTTCATCTACAACTTGTGACTGGCCTCCCGGGTGGAACGAAAGGAAGGTATGAAAGTTGTTCCTTCTGCTGCTACGCCTTACACTGGACATAAATTCCTCAATATAAATATCCTGCCTTGTCCCAAATTTCGACATATCGTGTTTTAGCTCATTGTATGGCTCCGCCATAATATTGTTGAACTTGATCCCAAATTTCTTCTGATAACTTTCAACCATTGACACTAGCTCATTATATGAATACGAAATCTCATCGTCAATCACGTAGAAATAACTCATTATAAATGATTTTGCCTGATGATATAGCTTATCGTTTGCAAAGAAATCAATCTTCTGTATCTTCATGTATTTAGCCAATAGTTCGGCATATACCTCATCTTCTCCACCCGTCTCTGGTGAGTAAATCAAGCTTATATCGCCATATTTTACAGCGAGGTTTAGAAGTATTTCAAAAATAAACTCAGATTTCCCATGTGCTGGCGCTCCGAGCACTATGGTGTAACTATCGGGCTTTACCGTATAATTATCGTTAAGGCATTTAAACCCTACTTCCTTGCCTTTGGGTCGACCATTCAACCTTATTGCATCTACTTTTGATTCTATTTCCTTTAGCGATCTAATCATGACTAGTTGGTTTCGTAAACATGGCGGTTAGGCTGGTATTTAATCTGCTCCGGCGTTCGGGCATCTTTTTTGCTTTCAGATTTCAATTCATAAACATCCTGCCAGCAGTTTATAATACTTTGCTCTAATATCTGTATTGCTTGAACGGAATTATATTTGGACAATTTCTTGAGTTTAGCTATCAGCAATTTCTCAGCTTTATCGGTCAAGGGTTTCTTAATCTTATTTCTCATTGTGACAAAGTCCTTAAAAATTTCTTCAAGGTCAGGGTTGTCAAATCTTTTTTCTTTTCGATCTTCTATATTCTTTTCTTCTTTTTTACTACTACTTTTTTCTCTTTTTGCTTTCTTTTCTTCTAATGAATTTTTCCCTTCATCCACAATCCCTTCAGGGGATATAGGGGTATTGTTTATTATTTTATTAGTTTCTATAGTTTTAGAATAGTCCACGTGATTGTCTAGTGATTGTACTAGTGGTTGCCCAGTGGTTGTACTTGTGCTTGCACTAGTGGTTGTACATTTTTTGGACAAGCAGACAACATTGCATTGCCATTGATTTGTGCTCTTTAATACCACAGTTACGAAACCCCAATCTATTAAATCTTGTAAACATTTAGTGTACGTGGTTCGGCTTTTGCATGCCATCCCGTCCATGCATTCCCGAGCTGTTATTTGAAATTTCTCACGCCATCCACAACGATTGTTTATTTCCACTAGCCACAGATACAGCATACCATGGCTTGCCGTCACTTTCTCTGGATTATCAAGTAAAAAGTCAAACCAAGCCCTAGTAAGAGCATAACTATTTAAGTCCGTTTTCTTCATAGCTATTTTATTTATCCCAATTATTTATTGTACAAATGCCTTCTTCTTCCAGAATGTTATTCAAGGCCTTTTCATAAGAATAATTACCGTTTGTAATGTTAAATTCTTTTCTTAAGAATATGATCCCATATCTATATAGATGTATATATGTATATTCAGATTGTGATACGATAGGTTGTTTTATTCTTATAAAACCAAAGTCATCTATATCCTCCATTACACTTTTAAATTCTTCAAACGATTTAATATTTAGATACCTCATAACTTTTGAGGTGTTTAATCGAATATCTCCTTCATTTTTTAATGAATCATAAAATTCAAGCAACTGCATATACATAACCGTATGGATGTATTTTACTTTTTCTATATTTATGATCGAATATTCCATCCATTCTTTTTTGAGCATAATCAGCTCCCTGTATCTTCTGTATGTCATGTTCTATTTTATTTTTAAATTAAAAATGTTGTCTATTCTATTCGGCAATGAGAGGAAAAACCCCTTGTTATCCTCCGTGATAGGCAATGATTTAACTTCGTCTATAAGATCATTCACAGCCTTAAAGGTATACATCAATCCTGTTCCTATTGATTCAGCAGCTACGCTTCTCTCTGTTTTATTTATGATTTCGTCAGCCCATGTATTCTCGATAATGTTGCCGTCTTCATGCTTGTATGTTTTAAGGTCGTGTCCTATTGACGAAAACATCTCTTTAAGGTTAAAATTCCCATATGTGGCGATAGAATTATAAATTACTTCTAAATCGCCTACCCTTGTAGACATAAATATATCTCTCCAACTATCAGGGATGAGGTCATTTACCACGGTATAATATTTTAGAGCCTCATCGTCAACATTTACGTTTATCGTTCCGTCTTCATTGAAATCATAGTAATCATCACCACCGTATTTGTTTATACATTCTATCCGTTTTGACGACGCGTAATATTTCCAGCTGCTATTGAATGAATTATTGTACTCGTTGGTAATAGTGATCCAGTTAGACAAATTGTCTATTATGCTGTGCATATAAAGTTCTCCAAGACATAATTCGTAGAAAATAATCGAGTTTCTTTCATACATATCAGCCAGCTCTTTATTTCCTGAGGGGTATCTTTCAGGGGCACATACTGCCCTAGATAAAGACATTTTTTGAATCGCCAAATTAAACAGCGTTCCTAACTTACTATCATGCTCAACCTGTTTGAAATAGCTGTACGATAATCTTTCATTTTGTTTCATTTTGTTACCTTATTTTAGTTATAAAATTTGTTTATATATTCCAAAAAGTTTATATCAATGACGGTCACAATTCATGATTGCAAATATTTTGGGCAAAAAAGAACCCTTGTCTAAACGATAAGAGCAGTATCAATTTAGCAAGGGTCTTTAATAAAAAGATTAAAAAAAAAGACTTATTTTGATCGGAAATACATCATCTGCTCTATGTGCACCCCTAAAAATGGTATCTGTTAAAGAATATTCAAATATAGAAATTAAAAAAGGATTTAAAGGATTTTTTAACCTTTTTTTATCAACATTTTTATCTTTTAAGCTCATTCAACTTATCGGAAACCATTCTTATTGCATCTGCATTACTTACCATTGCTTTTTCTAGTACACCTTCAAAAAACTTAATAACAAACTCTTTTGTGCTTTGCGGTTCTGTCCCGTCTATACTGTCACATATCTCCTCTATCTTTGCCGGAGGACATGTCGTAAATAGTTCTGTTAATCTTGCCAATGCTGGAGCTGTCTCGTAATCCAGTGTCTCAGTATCAGTCTCCTTAACTAGTTTCCGCAGACTTCTCTGTATCACCTCCACTTCGAAGGCAATCCGTTTACATGCCTGGTTTGCCCTAGGATCCTTAAGAAGTAAATCTTTTATATGGATAGCATGATATTGTTCTATTATCTTGGCGTGTAAGCCGATAAATTGTGTCCCTCTTAATATCCTATAAACACGTTTTTCTGTTAATGGTTGCAAAATTTTCTTCATACCAATATGTCTATATCTATGTCGTCTTTTGATTCTCGTTTACCGGATTCAAGATACTCTATTAGTTCGCTCTTTAAAAAGATCAGAGACCTACCTTGTTTAATGTTTTTTATCTTCCCTGCAAACACACGTTGCCTCAAGGCGTTTGGAGTCGTTTTAAGGAACTTTGCAGCCTCAACGGTGCTCATGTATTCTTTATCGTCTTTTTTTAGCGTACGGATGATATTTTTAAGGTTTTCTACATCCGTTTGCAAGTTCTCTATAATCGTTGTAAGATTACCTAACGTTATATCCATAATATTTATTTTAAAATGCCGTCTTTCCGGCGGTCAGTCTTTCTATCGCATAGTCGTATGACTATTATTGCTGCCCGAGTTTGATCTGTAAATAAATGCCAAATGTTTCCCCCTATTGGATCGCATTAGTTTACAGACTGCAATAGCCCCAAATCGCAAGACATCGCGAATACAGTTTTGGCAACACTCCAATAGGGTTATATTTTAATCAAAGTTTAATGTCATTACCTCGTTTGGCTCAGGGATAGTAATATTTAAAAATTCTGCTGCCCAACGTGTTATATCTTCGAAATATTCCATCATATTAGTTGTGGTTAACGCCGTTGTTGTTGGTGGCATTTTCATTACTTCTCCGGTCTGTTCGTTTACAACTTCCAATTGAGGGCAGAATAAATGCTTTAGTAATTCATGTACAGCATCATTGCTATTTACTTTTTCACGCTCCCACCCGGCATCTAAAAGCCCTTGCTTAACTATAGGCACCACACACGACCAATAATATCCATTTTGATTTAATGATCTTTTCTTTTTCTTTCTCTCGATTGTTAGAATTAATTCCTTACCTTCAAGCGCCTCAAGGTCTTGGACCAATGCGTTACGGTTGGTTATTTTTAAGGCACCATTTACAGCCTTTGCGTTATAGGCAAGTTTCATAACTATCTAATTATCAATCAGATCAAAACGGCAAATCATCTTCCTCTTTAATTTCAACAGGAGCCGGAGCGTTCCCTACATGGTTTGAACTGTTCCATACTATTGTATTACCGATAATGGGAAGCTCTTTCTTTTCTTCTTCGCTAAGGGTGTCGTACACTTCTTTTGGTAAGTTTTGTTTAACCAGGTGCGTGTCTTTACGACCGTCCTTACCAACTTCCTTTAAAGGCATGTGTGTAAGATCAAGGTAGACACCTTTTTCGCCTCTGAATAAATTGTTAGCATCGATTGGAATAAACAAACCTTCTATCTTATCTCCGTTCTGATTTGTTCTTGTCGTGATAACGGATTTTAGACCGCTTAAATTTAACTTTGTTGTGATGTTACTCATTTTATTTAATTATTAGTGATTTTTCGCCTGTTTTTAAGAATGCTCCTTTTACTGTTATTCCGGACTCAATGGCTTCTTTAATAGCTTTTTTGTCGGGCGCTGTAGTGATTTTTTTATTGATGTATTTTTTAGGTATAGAATCCTCGTTATCTATCTGTACAACTTCACGACCTTTACGCAGACTGATCTGAATAAAGTCGCCCTTAATGCTTTCGATGCCGTAAAGCTCCATAGCAGACTTTAAAGAATGTTTAAGGCGATCTACCGAACCCTCTTTTGCTTTCTTCATCTTGGTTAGCCGCTCGATTTCCTTATCAATCATTTCGGATTCTCCTAACAACTGTCTAACAACTAGAGCATAGTTAACTCCTTTGGTCTGTAGCTGGTCTTTGTTTATAGATAACAGTTCTTCGATGTCGGGGGTTATCTCTCCCCCGTTCTGTTCTAAGGTGTCGGCTAGGACTAAATAGTCCTGAGCGATGTGGAATAATGATTTGTTCATGCTGGTATTGCTAATTGTTTCTGTAATTTGGCGTATGTGTCAACAAAGATCTTTTGGGTATGATACTCGCTGTTTTTATTGAACATCTCTGTAAGATCCTTTAATGTTTTGGCCTCTCCCATTGCCTTAATAACCACATTCATTACATTGGGATCAAATTCAGGCTTCTTGTAGTTTTTAATTGCTTCCGCTATCCCTGCTCTGTATTCTTTTTTCATCCTTAGAGCAGCCGTGATTTTACCCATTAAATTTTCTTCCCCTTTGCCTGCTCTTTCCAATGCTGATTTATATTGGTTTTCGGTCATCCACGGCAAATGGTCTTCCAATTTGGTCTGTTCCATACCGTTTCCTTCGGCTGAATTAGCGTCGTCGTCGTCATCTGCCGCAATTCCCAATACCGCACAATATGAGTATCGTTTAAAGTAAGTAACCAAACTACCGTACTCCTGTGCCGATTTATTGTTTGTATTGCCAACACTACAGGTGGTTTCCATATATTCCCCTGATACGTGGGATAAAAGCGTTGTTAGGTTTCCGTCCATCTCTATGAACTGCGATACAAACAGTCCATTCTCAACTAAAAATGGTTCGGCTATGTTTTTAATATGGGGAAAGGTAGCGTAACGGAAAGTATATGAACCGCCTGTTTTGGTGCTTACTTTAACCGTTGCGTTAAGCTCAATCTTTGGAAGACTGGCGCGGAATTGGCACAATGCTCCTGTGATAGTTGATATTGACTCTGATCTCTTCATGATAAAAATAAGTAGATAAATGCTGATGCGAATAAGGCACCGTAAAAAAATGATAATGGTTCCAGTTCTGATTTAAACGATTCTGATTGCTTAAACCTGTTTTTATAAAAACTATGCTGCATGAGTAGCCTCCTTTACAAATATCATTTCGTCAACATGCAGCACGCCCTGTACTCTTTCCCTCAAGATGTAATGAAACCAAACAAGAGCGTCTTTAAAATCAAGGTCAATGCTGGCTATATATTTATTATTGCACGTTATCATCACGTCTCCTAAGCCAATATGCTCCATCTTGTATATGTCTGATTGATTACCGTTTTTAAGAGTAAACGACCTATCTAATAAGCCGTTTAGAAATTTGTGATTAAGCAACATGTTGTAACCCTCCTTGCAAGTTTTTTTCCAATAAAAAAGTGTTAGCGTGATAAACAGCCTCTTCTAATGCAATTTCTATTTCAATATCCAAGTCCCTTGAAAGGCTGTTTCTGAAATCTACTATAAGTTCAATTTCCTCTTCCTCATTCCAAACACCTGCATTTAAAATGGCTTCTGATACGTAATTAATCTGTACACCATCGTAGTTGCCAACTAGATTTTGAGATAGATCCCAATACACCAAGACAAATGTTCCGTTGTTTGTCTTTACTTTTTCATTGATGTGGCTTTGATAATTCATAACTTTTAAAATTAAATTTGCGACCCGTTATACTGTTGCGCCCCAGCTGTTATTTTAAGAACGACTTTTTGTTTTGTTTTGATAAATCAAAGATACAACATGATTTACTTAGATACAAATTTTATTGCAAATTTTTTTAGCTGCATACAGAAACTACATCTAGCCCATCTTTCTTCCTTTTTCCGGAAAAACTTAAATCCATAAACATCATTGAAATAGCTAAATTATGCAAACATGTTTTGTCTACCATATCCAAAAGAGGCCACTTAAGATGAAAATATTCATATTTACCACCCTCTCCTAATTCATTAAACAAATAATACTTTATTTTAGCAAATGCTACATCAACATTATCGTCACAAAGCTGTTTTATGCTGTTTCCTGTGTTTTGTTTAAGGTATTCTTCGAATATTGAGATGTAGTCCGTATAAGTTATTACTTTTCTTACAATTAAATCGTGTATTGTCATGGTTTTTAGTTTAAAAGTCCATTTTGATAAACGGGTTCCATTACGTATGAATATGAATCTGAAGTAAGAGGACTATACAAATTCTGTACAAAAGCCTCTCCGTATTTACTCCACATCAATAAATCTCTGTAAATTCCGTCCCTACATTTCACAGGTAATAGTTTTGCGTATCCCAGACCATCATATTTTTTATTCAACACCCAAACTTCCCCAACCCTGTATATAACGCCTTTTTCGTTTAAAAACTTATTCAAATGCTCTGCACTGATGTGAAGTCTTTTTGCTATAATCGAAACAGGCCTGTAGTCACCCTGTGCTATCAACCTATCCGCAAAATCCTCTTTTCTTGATTTCTTTTCTAGTAGTGTTTTAGACTCTAATAATTTCTTATTCTGTACCTCTATTTGTTCCGCTTGTTCGGCTGCCAGTCTCAAGGCTTCGGACATTGTCTGTGGGATATGGAATCTTTGTTGTCTTTCAAGTTCTTCCCAGCGCAATATTAGCTTGGCCCTTACTTCATCATTAAACTTGGTTGCGACATATAGGCACTCTTTTTTATCTAGCTCATACATAGGTAATTTCCTACCCGTTGAGTCTTTATATTCACTGACGTTAAAATTAACGCCAGTAACTTTAACCCATGCGGATTCCATATTGCGGATTGCTTTTAATACATTGTCATGTGTTTTACCTGTTACCTCAGCTATCTCTCTGCTGCTCATTGTTTGTTGTATTGTGTTTAAATTCATTGTTATTTATTTTAATTTCCAAACGTTTACTTTATCTCCTTTGGTTCTAAAAGTGAATCTTAACCCTTCTTTTTGGGTAATCCTTGTAGCCATTGTTCTTAATGTTTTCTTATGCTCAATATCAGCAACCAAACAATCTTCTTCGGGCACAAGACCTCTTAAGGCCTGAGTCCACCCCTTTAATTGTAGTTTTTTCTTGATAATTTCCATATCGATTTGTTTTGATATATATTTGTATTCAATTATGCAAATGATGCATCTTATTCCGTTTTACAAAGATACACTTTTGTTTTTTATAGATACAACAAAATGTTAATATTTATTTTTATATGATAAAACGTCTGAGGACTGCTATTGATGAAAAGTACGGTTCTTACGAAGCTGCTTCGGTGGCTATGGGGATGAATAGAGGTAATCTGTCGACGCTAATCAATAAAAGAGATCCTAGATCTCTGCGGATTGAATCTATAAACAGAATTGCTAACGCTTTTCCTGAGTATAATGTAGAGTGGATATTAGAACGATCAGATTTTAAATTAAAAAAAGATATTATACACCCTTCGCCTACAGGCAGGGGGGCGTTACGTAACGAAGAAATTATTGCTGAACCAAAAAACACACCAACAATAACTAACGGAGAAAGAGGCCGCCCCTACTATGACGTAGATTTTATAGGAGGCTTTGAACAGTTGGAGAACAATCAAACATTGATACCTATACATTATATAGATTTCGCGCCCTTCAATGACGCTGACTTTTGGATAAACGTAACAGGAAAGTCTATGGGACCGCTAATAGCTCATGGCGACATTGTAGCCCTTAAGGAAGTGCACGACTGGCAATCATTTTTATTAGAAGGCGAAATGTACGCTATAGTAACCTTCAACGGATTCAGAACAATTAAGATTTTAGGGAGAGACCCTGATAACAAAGACGGCTACTTGTTGATACCGTACAACAAAAATGGAGACTACTACCCTCAACCTATAGCAAAAGAAAAAATAACAAGAATATTTAGGGTAAAGGGGGCTATCAAAAAATTCTTTTAAAACAATTTTATAGAAAAGCAATAGGCTTCCACTATTGCTCTTTTATAATAAACATAAATAGATAACCAAATTTAATTTAACACACGTGAAAAAACAATTATTAGTATTATTTGCAGTTGCTACAGTATTATTATCATCATGCGGAAAAGACGACAAGAAAGAGAATGAAAGCCCTTACAAATCAGCAATAGTAGGAAAATGGGAGCTGACCCATTTCGACGGAGTTGATATAGGAGATATTTTCGACGAGAAGACCACTATTACTTTCGGAGCAGATGGGAGCTATTCCGGAGCAGGTGCTTTTGGCGATGGATCAGGCTACTACACACTTTCGGACAACAACATAAAAACTTTTATTAACAACGAACTTTTTATAACATACGACATAATATCGTTGAAGGATAATGTCGTTGAGGCCACAATGAAAGATGATTCGGGAACTGCTACTATTAAGGCAAAGAAAATATAGATCAACTAAATCAACCACCCCTTTAATAGGGGTTGGTTAAATAATAATGATGGTAATTTTAAATTACTACTATTATTGGGACAACAACCATTTCAATCAGAATTTATGAAAAAAACAATACTATTACACTGCTTAGCGTTATTCAGTTTATTGTCAGTAGCGCAGGAACAGCCAAAGAGGGGGGTGAACACTGTTATGATAGAAAACCAACAAACAAAAGAAGAAAATTTTGTATCTGTAGGGTCTTCGTTTGTAGACTTAGGTTTTTCTATCGGCAAAAAGGATAGGGAATTTGGACTCATAACTTCCGATACATTTATCACAAAAGGCGATGACGGTTTTAAATACGAGCAAGTAATCGAAGCGACAATAAAAGATAACTTCGTTATTCTTAGATCAAAATACAGACCCGTTTCATCAATAAGAACATTTGGATGGGAAAAAGAAAATGAACCATTTAAAGAAGTTGTTTACAATAAACGAAGCTTCGGCATAGCGGTTTTTAGCAACATGACCAAAGTAGCAAACAAACTAAAAGGAACAATATCTTATCAATAAACAAATAAATGGCAAAAACAGAAGAATCAAAAAGGTTTGAACAGTTCAGAAAATTCATTAATTTAAGCCAGCAGGAATTAGCAGAGGTACTTACCAAAGAGCTTAACACTCCCTTTGAACAATCTAAAGTGTCTAAATATTCCAGGGGGATATATGCCGTTCCTTTAGAAGTATTGAAAGTGCTCCATGTTAAATACCAACTTAGCTATGAGTGGTTCTTTCATGGCACGGGAAGGATGCTTGTGAGGGAAGTAAAGAAACAGATGCTAGTCACTGAAACAGCGGCTATCAGGAACTCATATGAATTATTAGAAAAACTCGTAGCCTCATTAAGAGCAGATCTAAATAAGGTGTACAAAGACTTCTACGAATACAAAAATACCCATCCTTAGCCCGTACTTTTATCTAGCAACTTAGCGCTGTACTCTTCCGTTTTCTTCTTGGTGAAGCTGTCCAAATAGTTCTGAGTAGTTGCTAAGTTCTCATGACCTAGCTGCTTACTGATGTAAGCCAAAGGAACTTCCTCGTTCATCAAAACAGTTGCATACATATGCCTAGCCCATCCCGTACCAATTTCATCTCCCAAACCAATAGCCTTGGTGATATTTTTCATATGGTACCCTATCTTCAACATTTCCAGTCTCCTATGCTTAAGCCGGGTTTCTTCGTTCCAATTGTCCTGATAA